TCATAGGCCGAACTTGTCGCGCAGCGTGTAATACCAGGCGCCCAGCGCACTGAACGGCACCTGCAGCAGCCGGCCGCCAGGGAAGGGGTAGTGCGGCAGCCCGGCGAAGGCATCGAAGCGTTCGGCCTGGCCGCGCAGCGCTTCGGCCAGGACCTTGCCGGCCAGGTGCGTGTAGGTCACGCCATGCCCGCTGCAGCCCTGGGAGTAGTAGATGTTGTCGCCCAACCGGCCGACCTGTGGCAGGCGCGAGAGGGTGAGCAGGAAGTTACCGGTCCAGGCGAAGTCGATCTTCACGTCTTTGAGCTGCGGGAAGGTCTTGAGCATCTTCGGCCGGATGATCGCCTCGATGTTCGCCGGGTCGCGGGCGCCGTAGACCACGCCACCGCCGTAGATCAGCCGACGATCGCCGGAGAGGCGGTAGTAGTCCAGCAGGTAATTGCAGTCCTCCACGCAGTAATCCTGGGGCAGCAGCGAGCGCGCCAGGTCCTCGGACAGCGGCTCGGTTGTGATCACCTGGGTCCCGCAGGCCATCGACTTCGCCGCCAGCTCCGGGATCAGGTTGCCCAGGTAGGCGTTGCCGGCGACCACCACGAACTTCGCCCGTACACGACCCCGAGGCGTGTGCACGACCGGATTGGCGCCGCGCTCGATACGTGTGGCGGGCGATTGCTCGTGGATCGTGCCGCCGAGCGATTCCACCGCCGCGGCTTCGCCAAGCGTGAGGTTCAACGGGTGGATATGCCCGCCGCTCATGTCCAGTAAGCCGCCGAGGTAGTTGTCGCTGGCCACCACGTCGCGTATGCCCTGACGGTCGAGCAGTTTCAGTTGGCTATGGCCATAGCGCTCCCAGAGCGCCTTTTGCGACTCCAGGTGCCCCATCTGCTTGGCGCTCAGCGCGGCGAAGACGCCGCCGTCCTTGAGGTCGCAGGCGATGCCGTAGGTGGCGATCCGCTCCCGGATGATGCGCCCGCCCTCGAACGCCATCTCGCCGAGCAGCCGCGCCTGCTGTGCGGGTAGCGTGCGCTCGATGACGTCGATGTCGCGGCTGTAGCTGTTGACGATCTGCCCGCCGTTTCGCCCGGACGCGCCGAAGCCCACTTTCGCCGCTTCCAGCACGGTCACGCGGAAACCGTTCTCCAGCAGGAACAGGGCTGTCGACAGGCCGGTATAGCCGGCGCCGATGACGCACACGTCGGTTTCCACTTCGCCGTCCAGCGCCGGGCGCGGCGGCACCGGGTTGGCGGAGGCGGCGTAATAGGACTGCGGGTAGGCTGTGTGCGACATATTGGAGTCTCTGTTCTTTATTTTTTACGGATGCGTCGATGCTAACCGAGAAGCTCACTCCGCCGCCAGCGCTGTTCATTCCTTGGCCAGACTTTAAAAAACACGTTTTTTCAGCACGTTAGCGAAAAAATAGTTGACACCCCGGCGCCGCTCCGTAAAATGCGCGGCCAATGCAGGCACATAGCTCAGTTGGTTAGAGCACCACCTTGACATGGTGGGGGTCGTTGGTTCGAATCCAATTGTGCCTACCAAACAAAACCCGTACTGCACGGGGCTTAGAAGGCGATCCGAAAGGTTCGCCTTTTTTGTTTTGGGCAATCATTGGGAATAGATTGGGAAAACGACCACCCGATCTACAGCTTCAACCCCGCCTGAACCCTCGTGAAATGGGCTTCCTGCTTCACGTGCCCTCCCTGGTAATAAGCGGTCATTTCCCCGTCAGCGTGACCCATCAGCGCCTGCACATACTCCAGCGGATACCCCTGCTGTTCGTAGAGCCAGGCACCGAGCGCGCGGAGTTCATGCACGGTCGGTCGGGCTCGTGGGTCCTCGATTTGGTCGTAGGCATGAGCCGCGTCGCGGGCTTTCCGAAACTCGTTCGTCAGGTAGTTTTCGGTAATTGCTGACCAATGCTGCTTCGCGTCGATCTGCTCGCGGCGGCGCGCCATAGGCCGGTAGCGGAGTAGGGTGGGGCCGGCGATCGGGTCCGCCAAACATTCCTGGACTACTGCGCGCAGGTCAGGACCCATTTCTATTTCCAAGTGGATAGGATTCTCGTAGCCGGCGGTTTTCCCAGGGCTGACTCTGATGATGCCTTCCGCCATATCGACAGCGGTCCGCTGCCACGTCACCAAGTCCTCGCGCCGCTGCAGGCTGAGCAGGGCCAGGCGGATCGCGCGCCGCAGCCAGTCCGGTGTTGTGTCCGCGGAGAGGATCTTCTGCACGCCCTCCAGAGTATGGCGCTGGCGTTTCTTCTCGGCCTCCTTCTTCTTCAGCGTCATATCGGCGACGTTGCGCTCGGCCAACCCCTTGGCCACGGCGAAGTCCCAGACCTGGATCAGCAGCCCGCGGTGCTTGGTGTAGGCGTTGTTCGTGAACTGGTCGAGGTAGTCGGCCATGGCGAGCACGTCGATCTGCCCGACCAATTTCCCGCTGAAGTCGGCGCGGTAGCGCTCCAGCTTGATGCGCACCTCTTTCGCCGTCGACTCCGCGAGCCCGCGAGTGGGCAGCCACTCCAGCTCGAAGCGCTGGAGCAGGCGCTTCACGGTGGGCGCCTCTTCTCCGGTGATCAGCGCTAGCAGTGCACCGTCGTCGGCCATGAGCGGCGCCAGCTTCGCGTTGGCCACTCTGGCGAGTTTGATTGCCTCGGCCAATGGCTTGTTGATGCTGGTCTTCTTGCCGGTGATGGGGTTGCGGTACTGCCAGTAGCGCCCGTTGGGGTACAGATTGGGCGGGAGATCGCGATTTTTTGCATTGCGGCGGCGCGGCGGCATGTCAATGCTCCAGCATTCGGGCCAGAAGCGGATCGCTGCTGCCCAGCAGGGCGGCCTGCAAATCCACGAAGTACACGCCGCCTCGGATTTCCCCTTCCAATTCACCTTCCTCGATCCACTTCTTCAACTGCTGCAGACTCGGTTTTCCGCCGGCGTACCGAAGTTTGCGGTACTCGCTGGCCTCCATAAGGCGGGGCAGTTGCACCGTCATCTGTGAAATGACCCTGGCCATGCTCATTCTCCTTTGCGCACCTGCCTTCCGGCACTGGCGATGAACTCGGTGATTTCGGCGCCCAGCTTCTGGCCGCCGATGCTGGCGTGCACGCCGACGTAGCGATTCGCGCGTTTGAGCAGGGCGAGGGCGGCCGGTAGCGGGTCGGGCGGGTCGAGGTCGATCCACTCGACCACCTCGAACTCGTCCGGCTTAAGGCCGAGGCGCTGGCCGTCAGGGAGCACCGCCGCGACTGCACCGTAGCTGTTGGTCCAGACCGGAATCAGCGCCTCCGCAGTTGCTTCGGGGATCGGTTTGCCTTGGTCCAGATAGGCCAGACCGATCCCCGGCATCGGGTCCGGGGTTACGTGGCGGAGCATGCGCACGGTCTTCGGCACGCGGCGGCCGAAGGGGTAGTTGGCGCTCTGCTGGTGCAGGGCCGGGCAGTCGATGATGTCGTCGCTCATCAGTCGTTCTCCAGCAGTTTCTGGGCGTGCTCGACCAGGCGTTTGCCGTTCGGCAGCAGCATGTGGGGCATGAAGACTTCCTCGAGCGTCATGAGCTGGCACTCGACCATGGTGACCTGGGCCTTCACCCAGTCGCGGAGCACCGAGCACACAGCGATCTGCGCGATCTCCATCGCTCGCTCGCGATACTCCGCCTGGGTGGAGCGCATGCGGGAAGTGTGCGGGTGCTCGCGCAGCCAAGTGGTGGCGTAGCCGCCCCAGTTCGCCGGCACCTGCACCGTTCGGCCGTGCCATTCGAATTGAAGCAGCGTCACCTGCTCGGCGCGCTTCTGCATGATCCCGTAGTTGTCGCAGCCGAAGCGGGCGAGGATCTTCTGGATTTCGGCGAAGGCCTTGTCGCCGGAGCTGGCGTTTTCGTATGGGAGGCTCACGGCTTCACCTCCTGCTGGTGCTGATCGTCCTCTTTTGCCATCGCCACCGCCTCAGCGCCACCGTCGAGCCAGGAGGGGCGAGGGGCGGGGTCCTGCTGTGCGCGGTAGGCGGCGAGGGCCTGTTCAGCATGCCGGCAGGCATGCACCCGGTAATCGACGTGAGAGATATCGGGATTCGGGTACTGCTTCACGATTTCTTCCAGCGCCTCTACCAGCGCGGCGGTGTCGGGGGTTGTCGCGCAGTGGTCGCACGGATCGCCGAAATGATCGTGCCCAGCTCCGGCGCACCATTCGCATGCAGCGGCGGGGGCGGGTGTCGGGTTGATGGCTGCACTCAGTCGCCATGCGCGGCGGATCAGTTCGAGTAAATCAGGCGTGTTCTTCTCCATGGCTACGGAGCCTCCTGGTGGACGTTATCGGACAGGTCGTCCGGGTAGGTGATGAGGCCGGTGGCGCCTTGGTCGGCGTCGTTGGCGATCTGGATGAGTTGGCGGGCGAGGGCGCGGAGGTCTTTCGGGTAGAGCTCGGCGCGGTTGCCGGGCATGCCGTCGAGGACGATCAGCCGGCGGCCGATGACGTCCTCGCAGTGGCTGGCGATCAGGCGGTGGGGCTCGGGCATGGCGTGGGCTCCGGCGGGTTGCAGCGGAAGCAGGGGCATTCGCTGGCGGGTTTGCGGTGGGTGCGGCAGAAGGTGCGGGCGGTCATCGCTTTCTCCAGGCGAAGGGCACGGGCGCTGGCGGCAGCCAGAGGTGGCGCATGTTGGCGACGTTCACCACGTCGCGATCTGCCGGGTAAACCTCCAGGGCATCCCGGTCACCGCGGCCGCATTCGCGCTTGCACTGCATGAGTTCGTCCCAGGTGATCTGGTCGACCCAGCTGTCGCCGTTGTGGCTGGTGCGACACACGCTGAGACGCTGCACGCCCTCTGCCTCGTCGAAGACCTGCACGAGGTAGTGGCGGCTGCGCCACACCTCGATCAGGCCTGGCTGGTTGTGTGCTGGCCAGGCCGCGCGCGGCACCTGCGCGAGGTAACGAGGTTGCGACTCGTTGGAGCGATGAAGTGCCCGGCGTTCGTTGCGGGAGAGGCTCATGGTGTCACCGGTTTGAAGTTGATGGCCCAGACCCAGGGATTCGCTGCCCATAGCCCGTCGCCGGTGGTGGATTCGATGAGGCTGGCGAAGCTCAGACGCGGATCGGTAGCGTGGTGGTGGCGGCCGTCCTCGACGTGGAATCCGCCGGAGGCGAAAGGCTGCACACCTTCAGCCAGGGCCTGTTCGGTGCTGATGTCCTGGAGGCGCTCGACGGTGATCGCAGTGATCTCCAGTTCGATGCGCACAGCCCACGCCGGTAGGAAGCGGCCGATCTTCAACCGCCAGCCCCATTGGTTGCCGGTGTCGGGCGAGACGATGCGGGTCTGCGGTTTGTCGGGGTGGTCGGCGGCGTAGATAACCGGTGCCTCACGCATCGGGACGTAGTGCCATTTCGGCCGGCCCGTAGGCGTGAGGCCGTTGGGCTGGCGCTCGCACCACATCCAGGCGGCTTCCTTCACGCGGAGGCGGTCGCCGGGCTGGCCGTAGGGGCAATCCATCCAGCCCCAAGTTTGGCGCATACCGCCGGTCGCCCCGCTTGGCCCTTCTGCCATCCATTTGGGGCCGCGCCCATTCGATGCCCACCAGATAGTGGTTGGAAGGCTTGGCTGCGGCTTCACCACGCGCCTCGTCACCGTCTTCCGTCCCGCCCGTATCGCCCGAACCATCTGCCCGCTGAACAGGATCTGCCCTGTCTTCATGCCTGCGCCCTCGGCTGCTCGGTTGCCCATGCTTCGTATTGGTTGACCAGCTTTCCGAGTGCACAGCCCGGCAGCTTCGAGTCGAAGATAAGATTCGGCGAGCCGAGCAGGGCCTGGAGGATGGTGCGCAGCGCCTCGGCATCCACTGCGATGGTGCCGGCCGCCGCCGGCGCTTCTGGTGCTGGAATCTCCGCCGTGGTCAGCACACGCATGCCCAGCCGGTGGGCCAGCTGCAGCTCGACCATGGCGCCGTTGGAGTCCGCCCAGCCGGGGAGCAACACCAGGGCGTCGCAGGTCATCAGTGCGGCGATGTCGGTGCGCATGCACTCGGCCCAGGTGGCGTTCGCCGGGTTGAGCGACGCGGGGTTCACCACCTCGTAGCCCATCGCCTCAAGGCGCGCAGCCTCGGCGTAGAACGCGGGGAAGTTGAGGTCGGGCAGGCCGGTCATCGGGCCGCTCACGTAGATGCGCTTGAGGGTTGGTGCATGCATAGCGACTCCTTGCCGCCTGGCAGATGGCGGTGATCGGTAAGGGAAAGATGGGATACTCCGCGGGCGCCGCTCGCCCGGCTGCGCATCGGGCAAGGATGGCCGCCGGGTGGGGCGGCCTATTCGCACGAGCCTTCCCGCCCAGCGGGTGGTGCAATGCGGAGTTGGCGGGCTGTGTCCCGCCAGTCGATTGCGTGACAGCCAGTCACGTCCGTTTTTCTTCATGGAGCGAAGAATGAAAGTCATCCTGCCTAGCGATATCGCGAGCGTGGACTTCACCCAGGTGTGCCAGGTGGTCGTTGCACCCGCCGGCGAAAGGGAGCTTGGCGTTCACATCTGGGGCGAGCCGCCGACCGACCCGAACGACCCCTGCCGCCTCATCATCGAAACCCGGCAATTGCTCACCCTCTCGGTGCTCGACGAGATAGCCGAGGGGCTGCAGGCGGCTGGGTTGGCGATTCAGGTGCCGCTCGCGTGAGGCGAATAGCGGGGCTTATTCGGCTCACTGCGGCCCTGGCGTTCTGATCCACCAGGACTGGGCGTAGGCGGCGCCGTCGACCAGCTCAATGCCGGTGATGGTGGCGCCGTTGCTGGCCATGCCATGAATCACGGCGTCATAGAGCCTCGGCAACTGGTCCAGGTCGTGGTGCTGGTTCTGCAGGTAGGCGACGGTGGAGGCGCGGCCAAGCGGCGTTTCGCGCGCTTGCACCATGTGCACGTCGCCCCGCACCGGCTGAGCGTTGCGCAGGTCTCGCGGCTCGCGCGGCTTACCCCGGACGCGCATCGGGACGATGTCGAAATACATGGCGGCATTTACTGGTTGGATATCCAGCATTCTGCGAGGTGCAGGCGGCGGCGTCGATGGGGTTTCGTCGGGTGCCGCCTGCGCACGATCACAGCTGCGCTTAGGCCGGCGCTCTCACTCCCAACGCCAATTGTGCCGCGCAGTGCTTGCGTACGTGGCCAGCCGAACCGAGCCCGTCCCAAAGCAAGCCCAGCATCAGCACGCCGGCATCGCAGCCCAGGGCAGTGAGGTGGGTGTAGAGCTTGTGGGTTTCGAGCACTGCGTAGGTTTGCTCGATGCAGTGGATCATCGCGCCGATGTTGGACCAGTCTCCTGCCTCCCTGCGATTAGCGGCCTCATCGCGGCCCAGCCATTCCCCCTCCAATGCATACGCGGCAACGAAGTTGCGGGCGGCATCCAGTTGATCGGCAGGAATGTCCTGGGCGGAGCGGACGTTGAAGGCGGTGTGCACCTGGGACCAGAGGCGGGCGCGGGCTCGGGAGCGAGCGGGCGAGGGCAGGGCGCGGAGCTTGCCGGCCACCAGCGCGCCGAGCACGTGAAAGCCGTCCATGCCGATGGTTTGCCCCGCGATGGTCTGCGGCTGCTGGCCGGCCGCGGCCAGCGCCTGGCGCTCCATGTCGATGAAGTAGCGGCGCGCCTCGCGGCCTTTGGCGTTGTTCTCCACCATCGAAAGCTCTTTCGCCATGTCGAGGGTGAGATGGTAGTCAGTTCGGGTAGAGGTGCCGATTCGCTCGCCACCGCGGTATGTTCGTATCGTTTTGGTTTTTACCAAATCGATACGGAAGTCCCGGTTTTCCTCGAATCCGTACTTCTCGACGCGCGCTTTGATCCAGTTGGCGAAGAGGTCTCGATTCTCCAGGAACGTATGGAGATCTCGAGCGTTAACGATTGGCAGAACAGCGCCACCGATATCTCCATCGGTCACGGGTACGAGTTGAGCGGATGGTGCTATGTGAGTGGGATTCGACATCGCGGTGTCTCCTAGCTGACTTGAACTCCGCCAACTCCGAGACCAATCAGGGTGGGCGGAACCGTGCAGGGTTGGTCTACCGGGCTAGGTCCGGCGCGCCCGAGGGCGCCCCTACACGGCCCGCCCATAAAGCGAGCAGCCGTGCTGCGGGCACAAAAAAACCGCTTGTTAGCGGCGGGTACCCGCCTAGCTTCCGGGAGACCAATCCCAGGTCGCCGAATTTGCGGCGACGCGGAGAAGGTAGACCGAAGGCTCAGGGTGTGTCAACGAGGGATACTGGTGGACGGAACCGTGTAGGTTGGTCGACCGGGCTCAGGCACCGGCAGCCTCGAAGGGCTCCCACACGGCTCCGCCCATGAAGCGCGTAGCCGTACAACAGGCACAAAAAAACGCTTCCGCGGTGCCTTGTGCACCTGAGCAATCCGGCCGACCAAACCCGATCACCGAATTTGCGGCGATTTGCTAAGGATAGGCATCCAAATAGACTGGGTCACTCAATGGAGTTCTCAACTGCGTCGTTTGGCACAGCTGACGACGATATCTCTGCGTGAATTCATTGGCGATTTGGCCCTCATCACAGGTGGTGACTAGGGAAGCACATGGAGCTAGTATCGCAGTGATCCGATCCAACACATGCATGGAAGTATAAAATGATTAACGGAATTCAGCTAAGAAACTTCAAGTCTCTCGATAATGAGGTCCCACTTATATTAGGTGGATTCTCTATATTTTGCGGATCAAATAGTAGCGGCAAAAGTTCACTGATCCAAGCGCTGCTGATGCTAAGCCAGACGCTATCCTCAAGGTATTCTCAAGACTCGATGATGCTTAACGGTCATCTGACCCGGCTAGGATCATTTGACGACATCAAAAATCACTCGTCCTCACTGAATGAGATTAACTTCAATTTTTCAGTAGAGGTTAGAGATCATCGTCCTTGGTTGAGCGGGCTTAACAGTATTGATGTTGAGCTAACGTTCGGGCGGATTAATAAGATCCAATCTGGCGATGATGATTTACATCCCGCTCTTCTGAGAGCTTCGGTTTCTCTGTCCGGGAAGGACGGAGAGGAATACAACGAACATTTGGAGGTCAGTCCTGCTCAAGATAATGATTCTAATGATGGGGCATATTTTGATGTGCGCAGTTTCATAAGCTCAGAAGAAGAAGCTATAAGTAAAGAATTTCCTGATTACGAGATTGTGGGATGTACCAAGCTTGGATTGATACCTTCAACATTACTTGTTGATTATGATCATACAAAGAAGATGAGTTCGCAAATTCTGGCTATGATTACCGGTATGTGGAGTAAGCGCAGCCATGGCCGAGGAAAGCCCATTGACGAATCCGGTATCAAGATACCCAAGTCCTTTTTTTTGGCAGTCCGGGCTCGCATATCTCGAGAGCGAGGGGAAGCTCTTCGTGTCTTGAAAATACCTGAAGAAATTGAAGATGTTCTTATTAATAAGTACTCCATTATGGGGAGGGAGCACATAACGATAGAGCAAATCAAGCAGGAGTTGCTTAATGCGACCTTTGCTCTCAAAGAAGAAATTATCAGTGATAGCTTCATAGAGTCCGACTTTACAACGCTCGGTACATGGTTGCAATTTCTAAATAATTTAGACCCTAAGTCTAAAAAGGCGTTGATAGAGTTTGTGGATAAGAATCGGGCGGATCTCCAAGATATATGGTATCAAGGGGTGGACAAGGAGAGGCGACGAGATACATATGCATTGAAGGTTTTTGACAGTGCAGCTCATTATCTTAACTATGATTTTTCAAGGTCAATAAAATATCTTGGGCCCCTTCGCAATGAACCTTTGGCGGTGTACCCATTCATTGGACAAATCGATCCTGCAAACGTCGGTTTGAAAGGTGAGTTTACTGCTGCTGTTCTCCATATAAATAAGTATAGAAATATTTCATACCATTCTCCCGCTGTTGATGCAGAGGGGGGCTTTGAATATAAATTAAAGCGTGGAACACTATTAAGCGCTTGCAGTGAGTGGCTTTCTTATCTTGGTGTTGTAAGTGATGTACGTACCCAAGACAAAGGAAAGTTGGGCTATGAATTGCAGGTGAAGACTAATCCGCATGAGAAGTGGCAAGATCTTACGCATGTTGGGGTGGGCGTAAGCCAGGTGCTGCCTATCGTCCTAATGAGTTTGTTATCAACTCGTGATGATATATTGGTATTTGAACAGCCCGAGTTGCACTTGCATCCTAAAGTCCAGTCACGGCTTTGTGATTTCTTTATTGCTATATCTGGGTTTGATCGCCAGTGCCTAGTCGAAACTCATAGCGAGTATCTTATCAATAGACTGCGCTTGCGTATTGTTCAAGGAAAGCAGGTTGGACTTGGCGAAAATACACCGATCTACTTCATCGAAAAGAAAGAAGCAAAATCATATTTTCGAAAGGTAGTAATCAATACTTACGGAGCTATTTCAGACTGGCCAGATGACTTTTTTGATCAAACTGATCGAGAGGTCGAAGCCATTCTCTTGGAAGCTTCGAAGAAAAAGCGTGCCGATAAGAAAAATCAAGGATGAACGCATGATGCATGCTGTACTCACCGCCGAATATTTCATGTCTCCTGCATTTTGCCCTATTGAATTGATAGAAGATTATATAGAGGATCTTCTGATGATCCGTAAGGATGTGCAGGGCGGGTGTGGATGTTTTTTATTGGAGAATGAAATACCACGCAAATTGGCCGAGCTTGGAATGTACCCCAGCGAGAAGATCTATAAAAATAACCTGTCGAAAATTGGCGAGGATGCCTATTCAGCAAAGGATATAGCTAGGATGATTAACTCAATCTTGCAGCTGGTAGAAGAGTTCTCGGGATTTGAGGATGTCATTGTCGAGTGGGAAACATTCGCACCCTTGCCTGATGTTGGGCTAACGCATAGACGTCATGGCCCATGCGCTGATTTGATAAGGCATGTCGGGCTAATTTCGTATCTTGAAGTGCAAGATATCGCACTGATTCACTTTCCAAAAATTCCGTCACAAATAGCGAAAGTATCTGGTCTGATTTGCGCAATCGAACCCGAACTTCGCCATCCGCCCTTCCATGTTGATCATGACTTGAAGGTTTATAGTGGGTATGGTGCTCTGCTGGAGGCGATAGATGCGAGTGCGCTATATGCTAGTGCACGTTCTGAGGCTGAGATCACCCGGGCTATCTACGTAGGCGCATTGCAGGTCTTAAGGAGCCATAGCTCGGAAATGAAATTTAGAACTAACTGTTTTGCACTCGGCAAAGGGTTTGTTCAATCCTTATTGGACCACCAGTGTTATCCAGGTCAAAAGTTCTCAAACGTTTGTTTTGCAATCATGACCGGATATGTAGCCGGAGTACCTAAATGCCAGGTCAGTCCATTTGAGACCTCGGCGGGCTCGGGAAAGCAGAGGGTTAAAGATGACCATAGCGCATGGCGAATGCATATCACAGAGGGCAACCCAGCTTTAAGGTTAATGTGTTGGGAGTCGCCATTAGGTTTCAAAACATTGGCAAACGTTGGCAATAAGAAGGAATGTGAAATTAATAGCTTATAGGCCCACACATTGGATGCCTAGGTCATTCCCTATCGCTACTCCAACCTCAGCTCGCATTGCTTCGGGTCAGCACCCACGCGCGCAGCGAGTAGGGTGGATAACACTCCGCTTATCCACCCATACCTCCCTTACGCCGCCAACGGCTGCCGAACCTCTCTCCACGGATCATTCGCCCGGGCGATCGCGGCCATCGGCGGCGGACTGACGCTGTTGCCGCACATGAACACCTGCTCGGACTTCGTGAAGCGCCGACCGTCGTGCCCGTGGGTGATGATGTAGTTCGGCGGGAAGCCCTGGGCGGCGTAGAGCTCGTGGGGCTGGAGCATGCGCAGGTGGATGTCGACGATCACGTAGGGGTCTCCGCCGATCCACACCGTGACCAGGGCCAGGCGGTCCTTGGTGGTTAACGTCGACACGGTCTCGCCCATGCCGATCACGCCTTCTCCTTTCCCGAAGTACTTCATCAGGAACGCCGCGCAGCGCAGCGCGCCTTCCTGGGCCTCGGGTGACAGCTGCAATTCGACCAGCGCGGACTTTCCGCCACTGCCGGCGGTGATGGTCGGCGCCGGTTCTTCCAGGCCCTGGCCTATGCTGGCGCCGAACTGGCGGGACAGGAAGGCGGTGACCGCCGCATGGTGCTGGCCGCGGGCGCTGACGGTGTGCAGCGGATCTCCCACCGACCGAGCGTCGCAGTTGCCGCGCAGGTGCACCAGGTTGGCGGTGACAAGCTGCTGCTGGCTGCCGGTGTTGGTGACGGTGGTCATCGGGTCATCCAGCGGCTTGGAGTGGGTGGTGTTGAACCCGCCGTTCGCCTGGGCCAGGAATGCCGTGGCCACGGCAGCGTCGCCCTTGCTGGTGATGGTGTACATCGGCTCATCGCCGGCGCGCGGTTCGGTTTGCCCGGCGCGGCCGCAGACGCCTACCAGGATCGGGCTGGCGACCGCATGCCCGCCGCTGCCGCCGGCGGTTACGGTTGGCAGGGGCGCTTCAACCGATCGGCTTCCGCTCCCCCAGCGTTTCACTCCATCCGGGCGCCCTTCGCCGTGGGCGGCGTTGATCATCACGGCGCCGGCAACACCCATCGCATGCGCGGCGCCGGCCGGGCGTGCGCAGTTGCCGCCGGAGGTGATGGTGGGCAGAGGCTGGTCCAGGGGCAGGCCGCCCTCGTCGAAGCGGAATTTCACCAGCTGCGGGGCGACGACCGCGAACGAACCGCCGCGCGGCCAGGCGGTTACGGTGTTTAGCGGCTGATCGGCCGGATGCAGGGCGTCCCTCGACCAGTTGGCGATCGGCACGATGAAGGGCTGCTTCTTCTCCAGCACCTCGCGCACGATGCCCTTGTGCACGCGGCGCTCGGTGGCTTCGGCCAGCGGCTTCTTGCGGTTGAAAATGCTCTGGCTCGGCACGGACCAGTCGATGCACTCGGCGGCGGTGCGGTAGGGCTGTTGGCCCTTCGCCGGCTTGGCGGCATGGGTGGCCGCCGGCCAGACGATGGGGTGGCCGTCGCGCCGGGCGACGAGGAAGAGCCGCTCGCGGCTGGTGGGGGCGCCGAAGTCGCAGGCCTTCAGCACTCGGTGGTCGACGATGTAGCCGAGCGCCTCCAGGCAGCCGAGGAACTTGCGCCAGGTGGTGCCCTTGCGCTTCGGGTCCGGCACCAGGAACTGTTCGTGCCGCGGCACGCGCTCGCCCGGCGCCGCCACGCTGCCGTCCAGGCGCAGGACGCGGCCGGTCTTCTTGCAGCGCTTGGCGATCAGCGGCCCCCACTGGCGGATCTGCTTCACGTTCTCGAGGCTGATGATGCGCGGCTTGCCGATGCCGGCCCACTTGATCACCACCCACGAGAGGTCGCGGATTTCCTTCTTGCGCGGCTGGCCGCCCGCGGCCTGGCTGTGATGGGTGCAGTCCGGCGAGGCGTGGAACCAGCCGATGTGCCGGCCGGCGAGCACGGTGAGCGGGTCCACCTCCCACACGTCCGTTTGCAGGTGCAGCGCGCCGGGGTGGTTGGCCTGGTGCATGCTGATCGCCGCTGGGTTGTGGTTGATGGCGATGTGCACCGGGCGGCCCAGGCCCATCTCGATGCCAGTGCTGGCGCCACCGCCGCCGGCGAAGAGGTCGACGTTGATCTCTTCGTCCTGGGCGTTGAGGGGGAGGGCGTATTGGGTGCGGAAGTGGTGGGGCGCTGGTGACGTCATGCGGCGGGTTCCTGATCGAGGAATACGTCGAGCTGCGAGTCGCCGTTCAGCCAGGCGGCGTCGAGCCTGGCGCGGGCGAGGGCGGCGTATTCGGGGTTGAGTTCGCAGAGGATCGAGCGGCGACCTTCCTGCATCGCCACGAGGGCGGTGGTACCGGCGCCGCCGAACGGGTCGAGTACCATGCCGCCACGCGGTGCACCGGCGAGGATGCAGGGGCGGATAAGGTTCGGAGGGAAGGTTGCGAAGTGGGCGCCCTTGAACCCGACTGTGGGCACAGACCAGACGCTGCGCTTGTTTCGCGTCTCGCTGTAGTCGATGTTGGGACGGTCAGGGCGATGCTGCCCTTTCTGGCCGTGCTCGCCAGCGGAGTACTTCGTCTCCCTGGCAAAGCTGTTTCGTCTACTGCCGCCGACAGCCTTCATGGCTCCGTTGGTCTTGCCTGGCACGCGCTCGCTGCCCTTCTGGTCTTCCCAGTTTTCCTGGGACAGGCGTTCAACGCTGGCGGGGGCAAGTGGTTCTGCGATGGCAGCTTGGTTGAAGTAGTACTTCCGGGACTTGCTGAGCAGGAACAGGTATTCGTGCGCTTTGGTGCAGCGGTCTCGGGTCGATTCGGGCATAGGGTTTGGCTTGTGCCAGATGATGTCCTGGCGCAGATACCAGCCATCGGCCTGCAATGCGAAGGCGAGGCGCCATGGAATGCCCATCAGGTCCTTGTGCTTCAGGCCGCTTGGTGGATTTCGGCGGCGACCATGCAGCACGGCACCGCGGGTGGCGCTCGACACGATGTCGTGCTTCCCCTTTGAGCCACTGGGTGCATATCCGCCAGCAACTGACGCATAACTGTCGCCCATGTTCACCCAGCAGGTTCCGTCGTCTCGGAGTACCCGGCGCACCTCGCGAAAGATCGCCACCATGTGGGCGATGAACGCCCAGGGATCCTGTTCCATACCGAGACAGCAGAGCATGGAAGGGATCGAGGTAGTGGGGAGTCCTGGCATTGGGTTGAACTCCATCGCAGGCCAGTCCGTTGGGGAAAGTCCGTAGTCGCGCAGGCCGTAATAGGGCGGGCTGGTGACGCAGGTGTGGACAGACCGTTCTGGCATCTGCCGAAGCAATTCCAGGGAGTCGCCCACCAGTATCTGGTGGCTGGGATTCATGGGTGCCTGTTGTTCCGGATGAACTGCCGCGCGCCACCGGGGCCATACATAGACGAGTAGGCCAGGAGGTGACGGCGATGAGTGATGAGCGGATTGAGGATTGCGACCAGGCGCGCTACCACGCGCAGCTGGCGGAGCAACTGGGGATCACCCTTGAGGAGCTCGAGGAGTGGATGGTCGATGAGGAGGAGCTGCTGGACGATGCCGGGCATATCACCGGGCACGCCGTGCACTTCATGAAGTCGATCCCGCTGGACCTGCGCGCGCGGGTGCGCGGTATGGCGGGCGAGTACACCGCGCACACCGGCGTGGTGCCGCTGGACGAGGTGTGAAGCAGGGGCGAAAAAAAGGAGGCCCGTGGGCCTCCTTTTTCAATCTCATTCCCTGAGCGCTGTTTTGCTTATCTCGCCGTTTGGGGTAGCGAGTAATCCACGCTTTAGGTCGCTGAGCTTGAACACCCGGGCGTGCTGCCCGGTCTGCTCACCCTCTCGCCTTGGAGCAACGCCAGCCTGGCGTGGCCGCTTCCTGCAGTGGGCTTACCTCATCGGCCTGCCTGGCCGATTGCGACTGCGGCCCGCCTCATCGTGATGCGGGACATTGATAGGGCACCCCGGCGACGGCATGGTTCCAGATCGCCATTACGAAGTGTGAACGGGTTCACATGACCTGCTGGTGCGGCGCCTCACCGGCCAACACCTATAAAGGGCAGCGTGACAGGTTGCCGTGACAGCTACGGCAGGCGGACGAGCTCGGCGAACACCGCGGGGGCCTGGTGGGCGAGGCGGTGGGCGCCGTGGATGAGGCGCTGGAGCATGTCCTGCGGCTCTTCGATGTGGGCGGTGTCCATGATCTCGATGAGCATGGCGTCGGTGCGTTTGAACAGGTCGATCTGCAGGCGGCGGGAGAGCAGGCGGGCGAGGCGTTCCTCTTCCGTCTGCCTATCGCGCTCGCGCTTCTCGGCCTGGCGCTGGGCGGCGGTCTTGGCGGTCATAGCAGTTCGCTCCGGTGCAAGTTAGTGATTAGCCGCTCCTAATTGACTAGACGCTCCGCTTCGATCAATTCGGATGAGGCACGGAAGATTGCTGCCGAGTTTGGGAATGAGTACGAGCGTCGGGTAATGTTTGGGGTCTCTCACGTGACTCATGCCGGTTTCGCCGGGATACCAAGCGGGATTAGAGGAGCGGCTGATTGACGCTATCAGGCATGGGGGAGCGACGAGTTTCGTACATAGGGCGTTTCTCGTGGTATGCAGATTCATAGTCGATCTGGAGGTGAAGGAGACAACCGAGATAGACTTCGATATCTTCGAAGTCTATCTCGCACTTCACTTCAAACACCTCAATGGATTTACCAGCAGGCAGTACGAAAGGGGGGTGGAAAAACGCACGACTGAGTAATGTACAGTCGGGCACGTTAGCGAAGGCTGCATCGATGAGCGCAGTGCCTTCACCCTCAACTAACCTCCCGCGGTAATAGACCCTTGCCTGCGTGAGTATTGCTGGGCCTAGACCGTCATTACGCACCGTCAGCGTGTAGATTCCGTCCTCCATGTGGCTATGGCCTTCTAGCTGCGGTTGTACTGAAAGCCGGTTATGGACCCTGGTTACGTGCGCCTGCCACCCCGTTGCGATAAGAGCTAGCGCTGAAATAAAGATGGCAATCCAAGTGCCCCAATCTGTTCCGCTTGCAGACCCCACCACAATGTAATGAATGTCGTAGGCCATATCGCTCCCTCGGTGCATGGCAGAAAGTGTTGACTCTAATAGAGGGGCAGCAAGTTTCACATCAAGGATTTTTGCTATCCACACGGCTCCTTCATCACTACTCGTCGGGTGATAGCCGGACCGGCCCGTCATCGCGCAGCTCAATAAGGTGCTTCGCGGCGATCTGTTCGATCTGCAGCACGTTGACTTTGATGTCTCGGGCCTTGAGCTTGCTGCGCACCTCGCTGCTGGTGCGGCGCACCGGGCCGTGCTTGGTCTCGACCACGGCGAGCTCGCGGATCTGCTCGGCCAGCACCTGCTGCAGTTGCTCGTACTGGCGGCGGATCTTGCGCTGCCGGGTGATGCTGCTGTTCCAGCTGGTGGGCGGTGGCGGGGTGGCGGCCTGGAACCCGTCCAGCCGTTGCACTTGGCCGCCGTTGCGTTCGAAGTCCGCCACCTGGGCGGCCAGTTGCTGGCGCGCCTGCTCGCGACTCGCGAGGGTGTTGATGCGGTCGTAGATGGGTTCGTCGTGGGCCAGCATGTCAGGCCACCACCGCCGGCGTGCTGGCGGCTTTCTCGAAGCGCTCGCGCCGGGCCAGGGCCTCGACATACGAGCCCGCCCAGCCGATGACGCGGCCGCTCTGCTCGAGCTGCCAGAAGCCGGTTTGAGGTTTGGGGCCGAGCACGTGCCGGCCGGCGCTGCGAATCTGTATCGGTGCCATGGTGGTTGCCTCGGTGGGTTGATCTGCATGCGGGTGCGCTCTGCGCGCACGGCGACGTGCCCGATGGGGGCCGGGGAGAGCGCATGCGGATGGGGATCGGGGTATTGGGCCTTTTTCTGCCATGCCCAGGGCCGGACTCGTATGGCTCGCTGATTCCCAAACCGGGCGCCAACCGGACCGCCGCGCACAGGTGAAACACCCGAGCGTGCGCGGACGTGGATGTCCGCTCGGGTGAGTCGCTCGACACAAGCCGCCTTATGTCCGAGCACGCGCTATCGCATGAGCTATTTCATGGGGTGATCTCCTGTTGGGCGCGGCGTTGTAGGGGTGGCGGCCGCTCGCCGAGGTCGAGTGTCCGGGGTCTGGCACCGCGCCCGGTCGCGTTATTTGCAGGTCCCTGTCAAGGGTCCGCCGGCCAGCTCGGCGGGGTGATGCTGGGGAGCATCGGAAAAAGAGCGGTATCCCCAACTCATGGGCCGCGCGCACCGGGAATTGCGCTTGATGCGGCTGGGGCAGTCATTTTTTCCATCCCGCGCTCTTTCCGATACGCCCCATGGGGTTTCTCGGGCTGCTCTTTCGTCTCCCAGCGCAGCTACTGGGGTAGCGAGGCCGCCGCCCTTCAGCGGTCGCCTCAGACTTCCGATTTACTCGAACACACGGGCGCTTTGAGCCGGGCGTTGGTCCGCCTGCTCTGCGGTTGATGTTGGCCGCGCTAACCCGTGTGCATGCCGAACCGGCACGGGGGAGGGAGGTGTTACAGCTGCTCGGCCGGCTCTTCGACCGGGACCGAGCGGCCTTTGATCATGTCGTCGCGGGCGATGTCCACGCCCTTCGGCGCGTCGATGCCGATGCGCACCTGGTTGCCCTTGATGCCCATGACGGTGATGGTGATGTCATCACCGATGAGGATGGTTTCGCCTACGCGGCGGGTGAGGATGAGCATTGTCCTTCTCCTTGGTCGATTGCCCGGGCGGGTGCCCGTTGAGATGTTTTCAGCGATGGCGCCTGCGGGCCTTGATCCACAGCACGGCGCCGATCAGCAGGCCAGACAGCACGCCTGCGAGGTAGGTTGCGGAGAGGATGTGCAGCAGCGTCGAGGCGGTGAAGAGCAGGCCGGCCAGCATCACCGCCAGGGCGCCGCGGAACATCTCAGCGAACCGCCTTGACGACGCCGTTGATGCCCTTGTCCACCGCGCGGCGCACCTCTCGCTGCTCCTTCGGCGGCAGACCCTTGTGGTAGTCGTTGTTGTAGACGACCTGGGCGCGCAGGCAGTAGGTGTCCGGCGCCAGGGTAGTGGAGGTCTTCAGACCCGACGTTGCCTCGCCGGCCACGGTGCAGTGCTGGTACAGCGGGTTGTTGTTAGCGTCCTTCGCGTTTTCGAACGAGCTGTCGTTCACCTCGCCGATCAGGATCTGGTTGGAGAAGTCCTCGGTGATGTCCGTGGTGATCTTGCCGGCGCGGCCGATGTAGAGCATGCCGGCTATCTCGATGCGCACGCCGGCCCTGGACACGTAGCCCTGGGCGACCGCCTCGGCGGCGCTGTACCAGTCGTCGAACTCGACGATGCGCGCGCCTTCGTAGTCCTTGTCCGTGGCGATCCAGTTCTTCACCGTCACCAGCGCGCCGGAGCCGGCCACTGCGGCGAAGGCGTACTTGCTGGCCACGCTGTCGTTTTCCATCTTGCCGAAGTCATCGACGCCGCCCTTGCCGTGCAGCCAGTAGACGACCTCGGTGTGCGCGTCGCCCACCTTGATGTCCGCCGGCAGCGGCAGGCTGGTGACGGCGTCCGCCTGGATGATGGCGATGTCGCAGTCGCCGTCCTTCAACAGCGCGGCGTTCTCCACCGAGCCGCCGGTGTTCAGCACCTCCAGCTCGGCGCCGGTGTGCTTGGTGATGGCCTTGCCGATCGCCTGGCCCAGGCTCTCGTAGAAGCCGCCTTCGCCGCCGGTGCAGAAGCGGAGCGGGCCGGGCGTTGCGCTGGCCGCGCCGGTGACGGCCAGCAGGGCGGCGAGCAGGAGCAGTTTGGATTTCATGGGGTTTCCTCGGGGTGGGGGATGTTGTCGGACGGGTCCGCTGGCAGTAGGTCATCGTTGTCTTCGAAGTCCTCCTTCAGCGTCATCAACGTCTCGTCGCAGGCCACGGTGACGACCTCGCGGAATGAGGTGAACGGAAGGCCAGTGCGCGGGTTCGTTTTAGGCGCCGCGAGGGCATGCTTCGTCGCAGCTTTTGCCCAGTTCGGCAGCGCCGCGAACGAGCGGTCGAGCCGGTTGATCAACGCAACTCTTTCTTCTGGGGTCATGGCGGTTTCCATTGGCTGGCATGCCAATGCGTCCTGTTGCAAAGGCGCATCAGTGATGCGGGTGCGTTCAGCGCGGGGCGTCGCGATTGGGGCCGCCGTTGCGCTCGACCTGCACCGAGGCGGCGCTGATGCCTTCCCCGATGACCTCGATGCGGCCTTCGTCGAACCACTGGGTCGTCAGGTTGTTGGGGTTGCCCTGTGGGGCGAGTTCGTACTGGTCGCAGCCCGTGAGGTACTGAGCGCGCCCGGTGATCACGCCTTCAAAGAGGGTCACCTTGTCGCGGGCCTTCTTGCCGAGGTCGATCATGTCGTTCTCCAGGGTGGTGGTTGGCATCCCAATGCGCCCTGTTGCCAAGGCGCATCAGTGATGCGGTGGTGGTGCTCATTGCCGCCCGGTGGGCGGGGCGTAGTGCGTGCCGGGTCGTTCGCGCGGTTCGGGCGTTTCGCCCTCGATCCGCCGTCCAGGGTTGTCCTGTCGTGGGCAGGCGTTCGGGCCTGTCGGATCGCCGGTCGCCGGTAGAGGCACTACGGTCTATTGCTGTTTCCCCTGGATTCCTTTCGCCCGCCAGGAGATCGCTCGGGCTGCCTCGCCGCGGGTGCGGCTAGCTGTTCATGGCGCTGGTTTTTAAAGAGCGTGGCGGCTTTCGCTGCCTGCCGGCTGTGGCCGGCGATGGGCGGACAATACGCCTGCGTATTGGGTCGGTCAATACGCGAGCGTATTATTTTTTTTCGCTTGAGATTTTTGGGTCGCATAAATACTGTATCTACATCCAGTATTTGAGGAGGAGGCGGGATGGCTAAGCGGAAGGGATATCAGGAGCAGAAACCGCTGACGGCGCTGGAGCGCCTAGGTCTTCGGGTGTCGGCGATGATCAACTCGCCCAGGGCGCAGCTGGAGCGGACAGTGACGATTCACCGACTCGATACGGACGCGGATGAGGATTGGCTGCAGGTAGTGGATCTTCTGGGTGAAACCGACGGCATCGCGCTGGTGCACAACGAGGTTGGCACCGTGACGCTGCGGTGGGACCTGGTATCCGAAGATGACCGCGTCATCGAGCGCGATGAGGTTGTGGTAGTGGACGAGGAGCCGGCGCCGTTCTGATCTGCTTGAAAAGCTTACGTGTCGTTGATGTGGGCACGAGCCGCCTACGACGGCTAGAGCTAGGCTGCTTCTTTTCTCATGGAAGAGGTGTCTTCAACATGAACGAGCTGGAACGCTATTTCCGAGTATTCGCGGTGCCAGGGTTTCTGGTAATCGTGAGCATCATCGTCGTAATAGTCCTTACGAGGGCAGAGCCTCCGGCCATGCTGGCGCAGTCCTTCCACTACATCGCGGCCGCGGTATCGGTCGTAGGGTTGGGGGGATGGATCTGGCTAGCCTGGCGGGCCTGGGTGCTCATCAGGTGGGAGAACGGCGAGTTGGTCGGCGATTGCCACAACTGCGGCGGGGCAATGAGGGAACTGAAGGGGCGGTGGGGTGAGTACCGGAAGTGCATGATGTGCGGAATGAATCGCAGTGGCCCGCACTAAGGTTTTCCGGAGCAGTACCTACAAAGAAAACCCCGCGTATGCGGGGTTTCTGTTTCTTTCAGTCGGCCTTCGGGAAAAGGGCTTCTTCTCCGACGATCACGGCCGGCTGCCTGCCATGATGCGGCGGGCTGGGCAACTTGATGGCATCAAAAGCGTTTTTTACGAGGTCTCGGGTGACCAGAGAATTGCCACGAGAGACATCAAGCCCTTTCTTGACCGGGTTCATCTTCATTTGCGGTTGGTTCATCATTGAGAGCCTCCGGTTGAGTCGAGCTTTTCGCCCTTTCCTTGGCAGGTTTGCTTTTCCGTTTAGACGCCGATCCCGGTTGAGGGTTCGGGTCCGCGACTGCTTCCTCAGCTTCTGATGGCTGTAGCGGTACAAAAGGCACACCTAAGGCGTGCCTCGCGTCGATGATCATCGCCGAATTGTTGGTGCCGACCGCCCAAGTGTCAACAAAAGGCTGCAACGTTTTGGCGATTACCTTTAGGTTCTCCGACGGCGTACTGACGTTGTTGAACAGGCTTTCACGAGCCTCGTCGAAATCGATCACAAAACCGTGGGATGGATATCCTGTAGTGAGGAGATTTATCGCATCCGGCTTGAGGTTATTGGCGCGGCAGCTCTTGGCGAGGCGTTGCCCGTATTCCACTGCAATGCGCATGGAACGGGTGAACTCTCCGTATTTCATTATATCTAGCTGAGCGGTTATGGGGCTCATGAGCTGTCCAGTAAGATTGGTGGCCACCTCGAGGGCCTGCTTTGTGCTCAGCCCGCCACCGAACCGGACGTTAAGAAACTGCTGCTTCAGCAACTCTAACGACTGAAGGCTGATGGATTTCAATGCCTCGATCGGATTCAATCCGGACAATCTTTCCCCAAACTCTTCACGGTTCAATATTTGAATATCTAGCGGTCCAAGCTGCCCTAGGTCGTCCATTAATATTTCGTTCGCGCCTAGGCAGATGAGGGTGCCAGAGCTTTTACACCAACCATTTATGAACACCGAAACCCGTTCATAGCGCTTCTGCAACAGTCGCGCGATTTGGTAGGCGGTATCGGGATCTCCGCCGGGAGATGTCAACCAGAGGATAACGTGTTCGGCTCGCTGCTCCTGAGCTTCAAATATGTTCAGGTAGTGAAACTCTTGGCCGAAGCTGATGCCGCCAGCATGGATTAGCAAATCGCAGTCAAGCTGCTCCAGCGCGACTCGTGCGGGGTCGAAACCATCTTCGGTGGCTTTTGGGGCTTCGCCACTATCTCGCTTTTCCTCAGAGCCGAGCGACAGCGTGGTTATAGTGTGGCGGTAATGGGGCTTTGGGGTCACTTGATCATCCTTGATTGTCATCGTTGCAACCTTGCAGTAGATAACCGTGTGCTGCAAGGTTGGGCAATATGCCATCTGAACGGATAGCCGAACAGCTGGTAATTCTTCCAGTGCAACAGGGTGGCATGTTCGAGGCGCAGTAGCTCAATGCATCGAATCAAACCTTTTTTGCATTCCACACCAGCTTCACTCGGGCATGGATGGTCACATCCTCGATGCGGACCAACCGGTCCTTGTGCTGTGGGTTGTCGCTGATCATGTCGAAGTGCTCGGCGTCGGCGATCTGCAAGCGCTTGATGTAGACATGGTTCTGCCAGGTGAGTACGAAGATCCCGTCATCATCGAATTCGCGAATGCTCAGATCAATGATCAGTGGATCTTTGTCGTTGATGGTCGGCTCCATCGACTGACCCCAACCGGTAATGAGACCGAGGTGGGTTGCGGAGTCGTATGAGACGCCCAGGTCCTTGATGTGCTTCTGGCTGACCGTGACGTTGCGCAGCACCTCGACGTAGTCGGCCGGCAACTGGCCGTCGCCCATCGCCGCACGAACGTCGTAGTGCGGAATGACGATTTCATCGCCGACCAAGCCAGGCCGGGAGAAATCCGCCGTGATTACGTTGGCCGACTGCTCGTAGGTTCCCTGTGCCTCTTCAACAGCAGAGGCAATCTTCTCGCGCGCGCCGTCGCTCAGCCCCTTGCCATGCTTGGCGAGCATGTCTCGGACGATATCGGCCGACGTTTTGCTCGGCTGTGAGTCCTCGGCGCCTGCTGGAGTTCTTCCGGTGCCGCTCCAAAGCCACTCTGCTGAGCACCCGAACGCTTTCGCGATCGCCTGGATGTTTTCCTGACGGGGGCTCTTCGACTCGCCCTTGATGATCCGGTGGACTGTCGGCTGCGTGGTCCCTGCGCGACGAGCTAGTTCGCCTTCGCTCCAGCCGCGCCGCTTCATCTCGGCCTCAATCCGATCACCAATCTTCATCTGGTCGCCAATAGATAAACGTATTGGGCGAGTGTATTGCTGTGTGCAATACGGTTGCGTATTATGAGGCATACGAATGTGCATTGTGAGGTCGTGATGACCGTTCAGGAAATGTTGGCTGATCTCTCTGCCAGAGGGATTTCTCAGAAGGCGATTGCCGATCGGTGTGGGACAACGCAGCCCACGATCCACCGGGCGGCGAAGGGCGCCGGTGTCCGTTATGAAACCGGCAAAGCGATCGAAGCGCTGTATCAGGAAGAGCTCGCCAAAGCAGCGGCCTGAACGGCATACGGCTGCCTCGCTCTTGGCCGGCTTTATCCGGCCGCGGTTGATGCTTCACGAGTGACATCCCTATCTGCCTTTCCATGAATCCAGCGTACGAGGTGCGCCGCCCCATGAATACGTCCAGTCCACGACACGATCCGCAGGCAGTGCCGGCCGCTGCGCTTCGTTCGGAAGAGCGAAGCCGGAAGTCGTTCTACCTCCAGGCGCTCATGTTGGGCTGGGGTTGCCGCGGATCAGGCTCCACATCGTCACGTATCCCTCAAACCCTGCGATCACTTCCTCGGGCACTGGCGAATACGCCAGCGTCGAGCGCGCGTGAGCGACTTCGGTATCGAACTCTGCAAGTAATCGAGCGAGATCGGTTGGAGCAAGCGTTCTCGCGAACGCCGCCATCATGCTGTGTACGCCGATCAGCTCCCCTTTCTGATGGTTCAGGGTCGCGATGATGCGATCGATTTCGTCCGTCATGCCGGGCCTCCATGGCCATTCGTTTCGTGTGGAGACTGAACGATACCACTCGGGCGCCCGGTGCCTTTTTGCTGCTGGGCAGGCTTGTTGCCTGCTGGCCTTTCCATGAATCCAGCGTACGAGGTGCGCCGCAACATGAACACGTCCAGTCCACGACATACCGCCGAGAGCCGCGACCAGGTGCTGGTGGCGCACGCCGCCGAGATGATCGCGCGCACGAGTTTGAGCCAGGACCACTTCGCCCACGCGCTGAACCGCGAGCTGTACCGGCTGGTGCCGGTGCGCGCGGCGGAGAAGGGGGTGCCCGACCTGCAAGCGATGGAGAAGACCGGCGACGCCGCGGCCTACCTGACCAAGGCCGGCGCCTGGCTGAAGAAGGTGCAACGCTGGCTTGGCGGCGACGTGGAGCTGCCGGCCTGGGTGGAGGAGGCGTGGGTGCAGGCGCTGGACGCGGAGTACCGCGAGCGCTGCCTGAACGAGCTCGCGGCGCGGCACGGGCTGATCGGCGCACGCGCGGCCGGCACGGAGGGTTGCCCGATCAACGCCTTCGGCCAACTGGTGGTGCGCCTGGGCGAGGTGGTGGAGCACGCCGGCGCGGTGCTGGCGGACGGGAAGATCGATGCGAGCGACCTGCCGCTGCTGCCGAACGCGATCGCCGCATTGCTGGCGGTGGAAAGCCGCGCGCACGAGATGCGCCGCCGGATGGAAAACGAGCTGGCCGCCCAGCGCGGGGTGAGCCCCCTGCATGTGGTGAGCTGAATCGCAGGCACAAAAAAGCCGGGCTGCCACCCGGCTTCTTCAACAACGCAATGCAACATTCACTGGAGCGATTATGAGCCAAGTGACCAAGAGCGACAACCCGCTGACGATGTCGAGCCGGGAGATTGCCACGCTGACCGGGAAGAAGCACTTCCACGTGAAGCGCGACATCGAGGTGATGCTGAAAGACCTCGAAGTAGATGCATCCAAATTTGGGCACATCTACTCGGACAGCCGGAATAGGCCGCAGACCGAGTACCGGCTGGACCGCGACCACACGGATTGCCTGCTGACCGGCTACAGCGCGCCGCTGCGGATGAAGGTGATCCGCCGTTGGCGCGAGTTGGAGGACGCTGCAAAACAACACGCCGTGACAGGTGGCCGTGACGCGGCATGGTCGGAACAGCGGCGCATCGGCAAGGCGATGTTCAAGAGCCTGCACGACTACATCGGCACCCTGGACGGCAGCGAGAACCAGCGCCGCTGGGCGCACGAGAACGCCACCAACCGCATCTACCGCGCGCTGACCGGCGGGGTGGCGGGTACGGCCAAGGCGCTGCGCAAGCTGTACGGGATGGAGAGCGGCACGCCCCGCGACCGCATGAGCCACCACGCGCTGGCGCAGATCAGCCTGGCGGAGCGGCGCATCTGGGAGGAATGCCAGCGCCGCGGGCTGGAGACGGTGCCGCAGTTCAATGAGGTGGTGGACGGCATCTGCGAGCGGTTGGTGGTCGGCATGGGCCACCTGCTGCTCGAGGACCGCCCGGCCGACGTGCTGGAGCGCCTGCCGATACCGGCGCAGCTGGTGCGGCGCACGGTGGTGACTGAGGAGTACTCGGCCAGGGGGCGGCTGTGAAGCGCCCAGCCTTCCAGTTCTACCCGGCCGACTGGCGCAACAACGCGAAGCTGCGGCGCTGCAGCTGGGGTGCGCGGGGCGTGTGGATAGAGCTGATGGGGCTGATGCACGACAGCGACCACTACGGCGTGCTGCGCTGGACCCTCAAGGAGATTGCCCAGGCTCTGGGCGCGCCGATCTCGCTGGTGCGCGAGCTGGTGGAGAAGGGCGTGCTGTACGGCGCCGAGGCCGGCCAGTGCGAGCCGATGATTTACACGCCGGTGAGCGGGCGGAAGCAGGGCGAGCCGGTGGAGCTGATCGCCGCCCAGGCCGGGCCGATCTGGTACTCGCCGCGCATGGTGCGTGACGAGTATGTGCGCACCAAGCGGGGGGAGAGTTCGCGCTTTGGTGCGAGCAATGGTGATGACCCTAACCCTTCACCAAAGGGGGGCTTTGGTGCGAACAAGGGTGCAACACCCAAGGCCGCACCCACCCCGCACGAAAGTGACGGCTCTACATCTTCCTCTTCTTCTTCATCTTCACCTTCGGTAGCTAACGCTACCTCCGGTGAGGACCGGCGACGGCGGTTCGAGATGCACGCGGACTGGCAACCGGACGAGGTGAACCTGCGCTTTCCGCTGCGCACCGCCGGGCTGGCGCTGGAGGCGATCACGCCGGCGGTGGTCGACGAGTTCACCGGCTACTGGCTCACCCAACCCCACGAATTCACCCACGCCGACTGGTGCCGCCGCCTGGTGCAGCACGCCGTGCGCAATCGGGCCACGCTGGCCGCTGGAGCAACCCATGACTCGACCCCAACCCGTGGCGGCGCTGCTGGCTGCGGCATCACCCTCGCCGAAAACCTCACCGACACCAGCTGGGCCGATGGGATCGACGTTCTGTGACAGCGCCGAGCTGGCGGCGCGGGTGAACCTGGTGTTCGCCACGCTGCAGACCGATCTGGGCCTGGCGGCGACCTTCCGGTTCGAGTTCCCCGCCGGCGACCCGGCGAAGCTGCGGGCGGCCAAGGCGAGCTGGATGCGCATGGGCTTGGCCAAGGTGCCAAAGCCGTTGTTCGACCTGGCGCTGATGCGCCTGGGCGCCGAGCACCAAGTGGGGCGGGCCAGCAAGAGCCTGCCCAGCTACGGGGACTTCCTGGCGCTGTGCCGGCCCCGGCCCGAGGCTGTGGGGCTGCCGACAATGGACGCGGCCTACCGCGAGGCCGTGAGCCACGCGATGAACACCCGGCACCGCTGGAGCCACCCGGCCGTGAAGATCGCCGCGATCGCTACCGGCGCGCACGACCTGCGCACCGCCGATGGCTACCGCACCGCCGCGCTGCGCAAAGCCTTCGAGGCGCACTACGAGCAACTGGTGCTGCAGGTGGCCTGCGGCGAGGAACTGACCCCGCCACGCCTGGCCCTGGCGCACGACGGCAGCAAGCCGGCCGCCCAGGTGCACGAAGAACACGCCGAGCAGGAAATGCGCGCGCGGCTGGAGCGGGAAGGGCTGGCAAGCACCGGGCAGGGCGCCCGGGAGCAGCTGCTGAAGCGGATGGGCATCAACACGGAGAAACGGACATGAGTGACTGGGAACAGCGCGTTGTGCGCAGCGAAGTGAACCGGCTGGACGTCAGCGTGACACTGCAGGAGGAAGAGATAGAACAGATCCTGATCGCCGAGGCCTGCAAGCGGCTTGGCATCTCGGCAGGTTCGAGCGCCGTGTCCGCCTCCGTGGCTTTCTTCGAGGACGGTGCGGCGATGGTCAGCCCCGTACAGGTGATCGCTCAGCTGAAGATCACCGTCGACCGTAGCCCTCAACCGGCTGCGCTGGAGGTGGTGAATGGCTGACTTCCGCTTGATGGCCGTGGAGGTCGCGCTGCGAGCGATGTTCGCGAAGGGGCATTTCGACATCTGCGTCATCCGCTCCATCTGCGAAACCCTGGAGCTCACGCCGCCCAAGGCGCTGATGCGGGAGCTGCAGCTGCTGCACTGCGTGGACTACAGCGACATGCCCGCGGCGATGCTCGAGGCCCTGCCGGACAAGATCGCCGAGCTGCTGCGGTCGCCGGTGATGGATGCCAGCAGGATCAACCTGGTTTTCAGCAGCGGCGCCCAGGCGTTGCGGGTGGTGAGCCATGAGTGAGCATCGCTTCGCCCCGGGCGATCTGGCGCTCACCCTCGTCGAGGGTGTCGACTGGCCGGCCATGGCCGAGGTCGTCCTCTGCCACTTCATTCCGAAGGGGGATCGGTGCAGGGACATCACCGGATACGAATTCACGGCCGACTCCGATCTCTGGATCGTCCGGCGTGAAGGCGACCCCACCGGTGACAGGTTTCCGCCCCACCATCTCATGCCCCTACGAGGCTACGGTTACGTGCCGCTGACCAAGGCGAACGAGGTGAAGGCGTGAGCAAGACCGCCTACCTGCGCACCACCGCCCAGGTGCTGACATGGTGGGTCGACCGCCTCGATCTCAACCGGTCCGTCTCTGCCAGCTACCGCCGCACGATGCGCAGCCTGATCCGCCGGCATGTCATCCCCGCGCTGGGAGCGGTGGTGGTGAAGAAGCTGAGCCGCGCTGTCATCGACGACCGCCTGGTTTGGCCGATGCAGCAGACGCACTCGCCGCACACGGTGCACAAGGCCGTGCAGGGCTTGCAGCAGGCGCTGGCGCTCGCGGAGCGGCAGGGACGAATCGACGAGAACCCACTGGCGGCGGTGAACTGGCGGGACTTCTGGACCGGGCAGCTTCCCCCGCGCGCTGCCCGGTTGCTGCCGGTCGACGTGCCTGCGCTGGTGCCAGCGCTGTGCAAGGCCTTCGGCGAAGACGCGGTGAGCGGCCTGCTGGCGCTGATGATGCTGGCCCATGGCACGCGGATATCCGAGACCGCCATGGCGCGCTGGCAGCACATCAGCCTGGCGGAGCGGGTGTGGATCATCCCGGCCGAAAACACGAAGACCGGTGTCGAGCTAACGGTGCCGCTGACTGCCCAGGTGTGCGCGCTGCTCGATCGCTACCGCCAGCGGCAGCACGCGGCTCGCCGGGGAAGCCCGTGGGTGTTCGCGCTCCAGGGTGGTGAGGCGCCCTCGAAGGAGCAGGCCAGCGCGATGATCCGTGCCATCAGCCAGCGGCAATGGCGTAGCCACGACCTGCGCAAGCTGGCGCGTACCGTGTGGGCGGAGATCGGCATCGACTACCTGGTGGGCGAGCTGCTGCTGAATCACTCGATGGGCAAGCTGGCCGGAACCTACATCAAGACGACGGTGATCGACCTTCGCCGCGAGGCGCTCGAGCGTTGGCACACGTGGCTGGATGAGCGCGGATTCACCGAAGCGCACGGCCTGCAAACACCCGAAACCACATCTTCCACGAATGACGTGGCGGCTTAGTGCTGCGCGGCCTTCGGCGATAAATCCCATTTCCAATAGAGGTAGATGGAAAACATGGAAAAAGAGCAGAAGCCAGGCGAAAAGCCGGATGCCGTCGCCGCCCTGATGCGTGCTGCCAGCCTTGCAGAGATCGGTGTGTTCGAGCCGGATTCGGGCATCCAGATCGGTGGGCGCCCGATGGAGCGCGAGGGCTGGGGGAAGGCCTGCTTCGTGGGGGTGAAGGCTCACCTGTTCAGGCCCATTTCGAGTGACCGGATCGGCGCCCAGGGCAGGGAGCGGAAATGGATCTCGCTGTGCGGCGTGGCTGCGGTTTCGACCAGCCGCTGGCCGATGTTCGAGGCGGGCTCCTGGGAGCGCTGCAAGGTGTGTGAATCGAAGGCGCGCCGGCGGCGTCCGGTTGGAGTCGTCCATGGGTGAGGCGTTGCTCAAGAAGTGGAAGCGGCAAACCGCGCCGCGGCGCGCACCCTCGGTCGACTACGAGGGGATGGAGCAGGCGGCGCTGTTCCGCTGGATGCAGGTGCGCCACCCACTGGCGTGGAAGCTGGCGTACCACCCGGCGAACGGCGGCCACCGGGTGAAGGCCGTCGCCGCGAAATTGAAGGCCCAGGGTGTGAAAGCCGGGGTGAGCGACATCTGCCTGCCGATGGCGCGCGGCGGATGGTTCGGGCTGTACATCGAGTTCAAGGCGACGCCGCCCCACGACGCTGCAGTGTCGCCCTCGCAGACTGCGTTCCTCATGGCCGTGGAGCAGCAGGGGTACATGGCACTCGTATGCCGCGGCATGGACGAGGCGATGCAGGTGATCGATGGCTACCTGGCGCATTCGCCTACGCAGGCGGTGAAGGGGTGAAGCGGCGCCACGGACCGGACACCCGCTTGCCGCAGCGGCCGCTGAAGGAGTGCGAGGCGTGCCAGGGCAACGGGTGGATCCGGGGTGTGTTCCACGAAATGGAGTGCGCCAGCTGCGACGGCGGCGGGCTGGTGGACCGGGCGACGGGTGAGCGGATCGACCCGAAGGAACTGGTCGTGCTGCTGCGCCTGCGGCTCAACCGGGCGATGCAGATCGTCCGGCTGTACGAACAAACCCAGCCGGCCGGGCCAGGGGCGGACTACGGCGGCAGGGAGAACAAGCATCACCGCGGCGGCGGGAACTGGACGGGCGATTGAGGAGGGCGGCTATGGGCAAGCATTTGGATACGGAATACCTGCTGCAGGAATGGGGCGTGTGGTTAAGAGTGCAGGCCGGCGTGCCCCGCTACGTGTCACCGGCCTACGCGCTGATGCGCGACAACGTGGAGCAACACGACGGGCTGACGCCTGACATCAGCGATGACCTCGGGATGGTGATCGATCGGCTGGTGTGCCGGCTGCATGCCCGCTATCCAGAGGCGGGCGTTGCGCTGTGGAACTGGTACCGCTACCGCGGCATGACCTATCGGCAGCTCGGCCGGCTGATGGCGTGCACGCACGTGAAGGCCCAAGAGATGGTGCGCGTCGGTACTGCTTGGATCGACTCTGCGTTGTGCGCGTATGAGGCGGCCGCGTAGGACGGCTCAGTTCATTCGCCGAGGCACGATGCGATGTTCCCCGCGGTTCAATGCGCGATCCCGGATCTTCTTCTGACGCTGCCGCCGGAAGTCGATTCGGCGATCGCCTTGCTGACGTGGCGGGATCAAACGCTTGAAGCCAGGACCAATGCGGGAGGCACTCTTCAGCAGTTCGCTCACGAATTGCTTGTGTGAAATCCACCAGATTTCGACCACGACCACCGGCAGTAGTAGCCAGCAATATAGTGCTATACGTACTGACCACGGCTGGCTCGGAACCGTGACGGTCAGTGCGGAAAGCGCAATCGTGGCACTCAAGACAAACGCTACGAAAAGCGCAGACTCCTTGGATATCTCCCGCTGTATGGCGAACGGGCAGGTCCTGATTCGCTTCGATCGGACTGTATCCCGGTGCACGAGCCATCTTGCGAAGTTGAAGAAAAGGACTCCGCTCGGTCTTTTGACTTTGCGCAGTATCCACAGCAATCCGCCACCAACGGCGGGAACGATAAAGTCTTTTAGGTCTGGAATGTATTCAAGAACTTCGATGGACATGCCGGCTCCTTGGCAAATGGCATAGCAAATTAACGACCTCGTACGCTGTTGCTTGTTAGCGCTCGAAGGTCCGGTACTTTGAATAGTGGCATCCTGTACGCCGGGCTTTTATCTGTTTATGCGTCCAGCCTGGATGTATTGACAGTGGATTACAGCGAGCGTACAAATACAGCCATTGTGCGGTTCTTCCGCATTTAGAGCCTCGGCATATGCCGGGGCTTTTTCGGATCTAGCCCTTGGAGAAACCATGGACCGATCCGAACGAAGACATCACGAGCAACGTATTAAGGCGAAGTTCTTCCGCAGACAATCGAGCCAAAAGCTCTGGTCGACGGATGAGCGAAGCGCAGGGCTCTACGCCCATCACGGAAAAGTCTGCTCCTGCTTCATGTGTGGGAACCCTAGGAAATACTGGGGCGCCCTGACAATCCAGGAGAGACGAGCCGACCAAGCCCAGCCATAGCGCTGGGCTTTTTCGTTTCTGGAGCTGATGTATGGACCCGAATGACCTAGGCACTGGCAATGCGGTTGGGTGGTTCACCGCCAGCGGTATTGGCCTGGCTTGGGCGATGACCTGGCTTCGGAAGCTGTTCTCCGGCACGAACGCTTCGGTAGCCAATGACCGCGCCGAGAAGGACATGCTCGACCGCCTGACCGGCGAGAACGACAAACTGCGTGGGCTGCTGGAGACGGTAACCAGGGAGCGCAACGACATGTACAAAACCATCGGCGAGCTGACAGGCACGATGAGGGCGATGAAGTCGCAGCTGGATCTGCAGGAGGGCCACATCACGCAACTCACCCAAGAGGTCGCCCAGCTTCGGCAGGCGATGCAGAGGAGTGGCAATGAACGGCGAAACAGTGGTGAAACGAGCTAAGCACTGGTGGCGCCGGGCGGAGCTGTGGCTGATCGCCGGGCTATTGGTGTTGTCAGGTATGACCATCGGCTATCAGATGGCCATGTACAACGCGCACCGGATGATGATCATCGAGTTGACGAACATACGTGCGGCTTATGACCACGCGATGGGGCGCAAGGACGAGCGACTGGAGAGCCTGGTGGAGACCACCAGCGAGGCGGCCAAGACCGCGGCCTCGGCTGCGGAGACGGCCAGCCAGGCGGCCAACAAGGCGGCGGATGTGATTGCTCAGCCACCAACTCAGAGCACGCCCTGATGCCAGTCCGTGGTCTGCGGCCGTGCCGGGCCCGGCTTTGCAATGTCCTCACGCGTAACCCGAAAGGCTACTGTGAAGCGCATGAGTCCCAAGCCTCCAATTGGGAGAAGCGCCCCGCATGGGTAGGTAACGCGTCCTTTCGAGGATATGGATATGGGTGGAGGATGCTTCGCGAACAGATACTCAAGCGCGACTGTTACGTCTGCCAAAACTGTTACCGGCTCGGACGTGCAACGAGTGCCACTGAGGTTGATCACCGGGTAGCGAAGGCGATGGGTGGCACGGATCATCCAGACAATCTGGAGGCGATCTGCGGGCCGTGCCACCGAGCCAAGACCGCGCGGGAGCGCAGGGCTGGGCGTCCGCTTTGAGGGTAGAACCCACGCACCAAGATCGTGCGTCTAGGGGAGGGTGGGTCAAAACCTCCCTACTCTCACTTAAGAGACCGCCTCCCCAACCCTTTTCACACGCCCGCGAAAAATGAAATTCAGGAGTCGCGCCGATGCCGGGGGTCAAGGGGCGATCGGGGCGCCGCCCCAAGCCCACCTCTCAGAAGGCGCTCGCTGGCAATCCTGGCAAGCGCGCACTGAATAAAGCGGAGCCGCAGTTCAGCGAGATCACCCAGGTTGATCCGCCTGAGTGGATGCAGCCGCTGGCCATCCAGATGTGGGAGATGGTGCTCCCCGAATTGCTCGCGCAGAAGATCGTCTGCATCACCGACCTGCACAACGTCGAGGCCTTCTGCACCGCCTACGCCAACTGGCGCGCCGCCCAGGCGATGGTGGTGGAGCACGGTCCGGTTGTGCAGTCCGCGATGGGCAGCCCGATGAAGAATCCGGCGCTCACCGCCGCGAAAGAAGCCATGGCGCAGATGGTCACCTTCGGCGCGATGCTCGGCCTCGACCCTTCGAGCCGGGCCCGCCTCACCGGCGGCAAGAAATCCAAAGCCAACAACCCGTTCCTCGACCTGCTGACCTGACCACATGGCCGCGAAGTACTCCAACGTCGAAGCGGCGATGCGTTGGGGCAAGCGCGTGGTTGCCGGCAAGGTGCCGTGCTGTCGTTATGTGCAACTGGCGGTGCAGCGGCACTTCTGCGACCTGGCTGTCAGCCGATCCGCCAAGTTCCGATACCGCTTCGACGCGGCGAAGGCCGAGAAGAAGCTCCGCCTGATCCAGATGATGCCGCACACCAAGGGCGAGTGGGCCTTCAAGCGGCAGCTGGTCACCCTCGAGCCCTGGCAGCTCTTCGGGCTGGCCTGCACGTTCGGCTGGGTCCGCAAGAAGACCGGCTTTCGCCGCTTCCGTGAGAGCTACTGGGAAGTCCCGCGCAAGAACGGCAAGAGCGTCATCGCCGCGGGCGTCGGCATCAGCATGTTCACCGCGGACGACGAGTTCGGTGCCGAGGTCTACGCCGGCGCCACGACCGAGAAGCAGGCCTGGGAGGTGTTCCGCCCCGCACGCCTGATGGTCTCCCGCTCGCCGATGCTCATCGAGGCGGCCGGCATCGAGGTCAACGCGTCGAACATGAATCGCCCGCTGGACGCCAGCCGCTTCGAGCCGCTGATTGGCAAGCCGGGCGACGGCGCATCGCCAAGCTGCGCCATCGTCGACGAATACCACGAGCACGACAGCTCGGCGCTCTACGAAACCATGCTCACCGGCATGGGCGCCCGCCGGCAGCCGCTGATGTTCATCATCACCACCGCCGGCGCGAACATCGAAGGCCCGTGCTACGACAAGCGCCGCCAGGTCGTGGAGATGCTCGAGGGCACCGTGCCGGACGACGAGCTTTTCGGCTGGATCTGGACCATCGACGAGGGCGACGACTGGACCGACCCGAAGGTCATGGCCAAGGCGAACCCGAACTTCGGCGTGTCGGTGTTCCAGGAGTACCTCGCCAGCCAGCAGCAGCGCGCCATCCGCTCTGCGCGCTTCACCAACACGTTCAAGACGAAGCATCTGAACGTCTGGGTGTCGGCGAAGACCGGCTTCTTCAACATGGAGTCCTGGCGCGAATGCGAGGACACCAGCCTGACCCTGGAGCAGTTCGAGGGCCAGGAGTGCATCCTCGGCTTCGACCTGGCGCGCAAGCTGGACATGAACAGCATGGCCCGCCTGTTCTGGCGAGTGATCGACGAGAAGATCCACTACTACTGCGTCTCTCCGCGGTTCTGGGTGCCAGAGGACCAGGTGCGCTCCAGCGACAACCAGCGCATGGCCGAACGCTTCCAGGCCTGGGTAAACACCGGCGATCTGATCGAAACCCCCGGCGCCGAGGTGGACTACCGCGAGATCCTCGCCGAAGCCTGCGAGGCGGCCCGCGCCAGCCCGGTCAGGGAAAGCCCCATCGACCCGCACGGCGCCACCGGCCTTCAGCACGAGCTGGAGGACGAAGGCCTGACGCCGGTCGTCATCACCCAGAACTACACCAACATGAGCATCCCGATGAAGGAGCTGGAAGCGGCGATCGCCAGCGGCCGGTTCCACCACGACGGCAACATCATCATGAGCTGGTGCATCGGCAACGTGATCGGCAAGAACCTGCCTGGCAACGACGACGTGGTCAGGCCGATCAAGCAGGGCAACGACAACAAGATCGATGGCGCCGTCGCGCTGATCATGGCGGTGGGCCGGGCTATGGCTGCCGTTACCGACTCACATGCCGCCGGCGAGAAATCCTTCATGGCAGCAATCCGGGACCCTCTCTTCGCATGAACGTCGCAACCGTCATCTACATCCTGACCGGGATGCTGGGCTTCGGCCTGCTCGTGGGCGGGGTTCTTGTGTTGTTCGGCGCGGGCTGGGCACTGCTGGCCGGTGCCGCGTCGTGCTTCTGCGTCGCAGGCTTCGTGCGCAAGGGACTGACCGGTGAGTAAATCCCTAATCCACGTGCTGAACCGCGCCGCCACCGCGCCGCGCGCGTCCCTGGCGGACTGGATCGGTAAACCCATCCGCCTCACGGATGGCGGCTTCTGGTCTCAGTTCATGGGCGGTGTATCCGCCAGCGGCAAGACGGTCACGGTGAACAACGCCATGCGGCTCACCGCGGTCTGGTCGTGCGTGCGGATCATCTCCGAAACCATCGCCACGCTGCCCTTGGGCCTTTACCGCCGCCTCGACGATGGCGGCCGGGAAGCCGCTTCCGGCCACGATCTTCACTGGGTTCTGCGCAGCAGCCCTAACAGCCGGATGACGTCCGTCCAGTTCTGGGAGGCGGTGGTCGCCTCCATGCTGCTGAAGGGGAACGCCTACGTCGAGATTCATCGCTCCGGTACCAGAGTCGTCGCCCTCGACTTCCTCATTCCGGGCCGGGTTGACGTGGATGCCGACAGCGCCGGCAACCTCGAATACTGGTACACGCCACGCAAGGGAACGCGGCGCCAAATCGCCCGGGACAACATGCTGCACATCCCGGCGTTCTCGCTGGATGGCCAGATCGGCCTCTCGCCGATCTCCTACGGCGCCGACGTGTTCGGCTCCGCGATGTCGGCGGAGGACGTGGCCGGTTCGACCTTCAAGAACGGCCTGCACCAGACCGTCGCCTTCGAGGTCAATCGCACCCTCAGGCCCGAGCAGCGCGACGAGTTCCGCGACTACGTCCGGCGCATCTCGGGCGCGATGAACGCCGGCCTGTCGCCGGTGCTTGAGGAGGGCGTCACCGCCAAGACCATCGGCATCAACCCGATCGACGCCCAACTCCTAGAGTCCCGCCAGTACAGCGCCGAGGACATCTGCCGGTTCTTCCTGATCGACCCGACCATCATCGGCTACGCCGACAAGGCCTCGAACTGGGGCACCGGGCTGGAGCAGAAGATGCTGCGCTTCCTCACCTTCACCCTGCGCACCTACATGCGCCGGATTGAGGAAGCTGTCAGCAAGCACCTGCTCACGCCCGCCGAGCGCCGCACGCTCTATCCGGAGTTCGCCATCGAAGGCCTCCTGCGCGCCGATAGCGAGGCGCGCGCGGCGTTCTACTCCCAGATGACCCAGAACGGCATCTACACCCGCGACGACTGCCGCGTGCGCGAAAACCTCCCGCGCAAGGGCGGCAATGCCGATGTGCTCACCGTGCAAAGCAACCTCACCCCGCTCGATGCCCTCGGGCAGGGCGGCGACGGCCAGACCGTGCGCGCCGCCCTGCAGAACTGGCTGACCGACCCAGCGCCCTCCAAGGAGTAACCATGTTCCCCAAACTCAAAGCTGGCAGCTTCCGTTGCGAGCTCAGCCCCCGTGCGCTCGAACGCTGGAACCCGGCCATCCAGGCGGCGGTGGAAACCACCTCCAACACCATCACCATCTACGGCGTGATCGGCCAGGACTGGTACGGCGAGGGTGTCACCGTGAACCGCATCGACGCCGCGCTGCGCACCATCGGTGACAAGGAAGTCACCGTCTACGTCAACTCGCCCGGCGGCGACATGTTCGAGGGCCTCGCCATCTACAGCCGCCTGCGCGAGCACAGCCAGAAGGTCACCACCAAGGTCCTCGGTCTCGCCGCCAGTGCCGCTTCCGTCATCGCCATGGCCGGCGCCGAGCGGCAGATCGCCTCCACCGGCTTCCTGATGATCCACAACTGCTGGACCCGGCTCGACGGCAACCGGCACGGCCTTCGCGCCACCGCAGACGACCTGGAAGAGTTCGACGCCGCCATGGCCGATCTCTACGGAGAAGTCAGCGGCCAGCCAGCAGGTGACATGGGCGAGCTGATGGACGACGAAACGTTCATCCGCGGCAAGCGCGCCATGGAGCTTGGCCTCGCCACGTCGCTGCTCTCCGCCGACGAGCTCACCGAGCGCGAGACGGACGAGAGTCGCCAGACCAGCGCACTCAAGGCCATGGACATCGCCCTGGCCAAGGCCGGTATGAGCCGCGCCGAGCGCCGCGACCTCTTCGCCGCTTTCAAGTCCAGCACGCCGCGCGCTGCTGGCGGGGCCACGCATGACGCTGGCCCGACCGATACGCCGCGCGCTGTCGAGCTGTCGCTGGAACCGCTCCCGAAACTTCAATTCCCCCTCTGAGGAACACACCATGAAATTCCGTCTCTCCCCGACGTTCATGATGGCGGTGCTCTCCGTCGTCGCGGTCGTGCCGCTGGCCATGGGCATCTCCACTCAATCCCTGATCGCCGCCGCGCTGCTGGCGTTCGGCGCAGCCTTCCTGGTGCAACCGGGCACTGCCCGCTACACCGGCATGCGCAGCCAGCTCGGCAAGATCGGCGAAGCCGACATCGAGCAGCAGTACACCGAAGTGCAGGCAAACCTGAAGGTCATCGGCGACCAGTTGAAGGCGCATGCCGAACAGGCCGCGAAAGATGTCGAGCGGCACAAGGAAATGAGCCAAGAAACCCGTGCCAAAGTCGACGAGCTGCTGCTAAAGCAGGGCGAACTGCAAGCGCGTATGCAGGAAGCCGAGCAGAAGCTGGTCAGCGCCGGCACGCGCGACCAGGACGAGCGCCAGGAGTCGGCCGGTGCACTGGTTGCCGCAAAGCTCAAGGAAGAGGGCGTGGGCAGTGGTTTCCGCGGCTCGCGGCGTGTAGAGGTGCCGCGCGCTGCGATCACCTCCGTGACGGGCTCTGGCGGTGACCTGGTACCGGCCGACCGCCGTCCTGGTGTGCTCGCCATTCCGGAGCGCCGCCTCACCATTCGCGACCTGGTGGCGCCTGGCACCACCGGCAGCAACTCCATCGAGTACGTCCGTGAGACGGGCTTCACCAACAATGCTGCAATCGTCGCCGAAGGCGCCCAAAAGCCCTACAGCGACCTGACCTTCGAACTGGAAACTGCGAACGTCCGCACCATCGCTCACCTGTTCAAGGGTAGCCGCCAGATCCTCGACGACGCCGCCGCGCTGCAGAGCTTCATCGACGCGCGCGCTCGCTACGGGCTGCTGCTGGCCGAGGAAGCGCAACTGCTCTACGGCAACGGCACCGGCAACAACATCGCCGGCATCGTGCCGCAGGCCCAGGAATACGCCGCGCCGGCCGGCGTGACCGTGACCGCCGAGCAGCGCATCGACCGCATCCGCCTGGCACTGCTGCAGGCGACCCTGGCCGAGTTCCCGTCCACCGGCATTGTGCTGCACCCGATCGACTGGGCGCTGATCGAGTTGCTCAAGGATGGCGAAAACCGCTACCTCATCGGTCGCCCGCAGGAAGGTACCTCGCCGCGCCTCTGGAACCTGCCGGTGGTCGAGACCCAGGCCATGGTGCAGAACGACTTCCTTGTCGGCGCCTTCAGCCTGGCGGCGCAGATCTTCGACCGCATGGGCATCGAGGTTCTCGTATCCACCGAGAACGCCGACGACTTCGAGAAGAACATGGTGACCATCCGCGCTGAAGAGCGCCTGGCCTTTGCTGTGTATCGCCCCGAAGCCTTCGTCACCGGCCCGCTCACCGGCGCTTAAGCCAACCACAACCCGGCCGCTCCGGCGGCCGGGCCAGGAGGAAACACCATGGCACGCACCAATACCCCAGCCGCTGCAGCCACCGCCCTGGCGGCCGCCGCGCCTGCCGACACCGCCGAGCAAAAGACCAAACCGGCGGAGAAGGACACCACCGTCACCATCTACCCGCTGCGCACCTACCAGGACGCCGGCGAAATCCGCCGCAAGGGCGGTGCCGGCTATGCCGTCATCAAGGCCAAGGCTCAGCAACTGGTCGCCCGGGGGCTCGCCACTGACCAGAGCCCGAAGGACTGATCCATGGCATTCGTGGAACTGGCAGTGGCCAAGACGCATTTGCGCGATCCCGAGGATGACGACACCTACCTGATACTGCTGCTATCCGCAGCCGAGGACCAGGCCGCCCAATTCCTCGATCGTAACGTCTACGCAGACGAGGCGGCCCTCGCTGCTGCCCTCACCGCAGAGACCGCCGGCGAGCGCCCTATCGTCGCCAACGACTCCATCCGCGCCGCCACGCTGCTGATCCTCGGCCACCTCTACGCCAACCGCGAAGACGTGATCACCGGCACTATAGCCACAGAAATTCCACTGAGCTCTCGTTCGCTGCTGATGCCCTATCGCATCGGGATGGGCGTATGAGAGCAGGCCCACTCCGCCATCGGGCAACCCTGCTCGAGCAACAGCGCGTGCCCGACGGCGCCGGCGGCTACGTCGACGCCTGGGTCGAGCAGCGGAAGGTCTGGGTTGAGATCACGCTGCCCACCGGGCGGGTGGCCACTGTCGCCGACCAGTTGCAGAACGTGGTCACGGCCGAGATCCGCGCAAGGCCGTCCGCCGCTCTCGTGGCCGGCCGGCGACTCGTGCACCGCGGCGCTACCTACCTGATCGAGGCGGCGCTGCTGGACAACGAGAACAGCCTGCTTCGGCTGTTGTGTTCCAACGTCACACCCACACCGAGGTGATCATGAGTGAAGTAATGATGAAGATCGATGCGTCCGAAGCTGCTACCGAGCTGCGCGGCGTAATTCAGGAACTGCAGAACGTCGTCGGCTACGAACTGAACGAGGCCATCGAGCGTATCTGCATCTTGCTCAAGGATGCCGAAGGCGCTCTGTCCGAACGCTTGAGCCGTCACCTTGATGCGCTGCTCGATGAGCAACTGCGCCAAGTCAGCGTTGAGCGGCTGCCGGTTATCACCTGATCATGGCCCGTCGCTCACGCATCAAAGGTGACTTCAAGCTGCGAGGCGTGCTCCGGCGCATCGCGCAACTCGACCAGAGCGACCTGCCCGCGGCGATGGCGCAGGCGGCGGACTTGGTGCTGGCCACCCAGCAGCAGCTGATCCCGAAGGACACCGGCGCTGCTGCTGATGCGCTGGAGGTTCGCATCAGCTCCAGCGGCCTTGACGCGCGCATCGGCATCATCGGCAAGCGCAAGCAGCGCGAGTTCTTCTACGTGAAGTTCCTGGAGTACGGCACCAAGGGCTATCAGGGCGAAAAGCGCTCGGGCAACCGCAACCGCCGGCCCTCCAACAAATCGGACGGCGAGCACTGGTTCGGCAAATACCCGGACATCCCGGCCCGGCCGGCGCATCCCTGGCTGCGCCCCAGTTACCAAACGAATCGCGATGACATCCGCGTCATCATCCGCGGTGCCATCGACAGCACGCTGCGTCGCGCGGCACAGGAAGCACGCAATGCCTGAACCAGGTTTCGCCTTGCAGAAGGCTATCTTCCAGCGGCTGACGGCCGAGCTGTCCGTGCCGGTCTACGACGCCGTTCCGATGGATACACCCTATCCCTACGTCACCATCGACAGCGAGCGCGTCACCAACATCAGCCCCATCGCTGGCCGTAAGCGGCAGCAGCGGCTGGTTTACCTGAGCGTCTGGAGCGACTACCAGGGCCAGGCCGAGGTCAAGCGCATCAACGGCGAGATCGCCGCCGCGCTGGACGAGCGCGCGCTGCCGCTCGAGGACGGGCGCGCCGTGTCGGTGCGCCTGGTAAGTGCCGACAGCAACCGCGAACCGGATGGCCGCACCTATCAGGGCTCAGTCGCCATCCGAGTCATCACCACCTTCTGATTCACCCACCGCCACACCGGCACACCAACGCGTCATTGGAGGATTACCCATGGCTGACAATCTGAACACCGCCGCCGGCTGCCGGTTGGCGCTCGGTACCAAAACCCCGGCCACCGACGTGGCCGACTACGAGGACGACGTCTACACCGAGATCGGCGAGATCGAAGAGCTGGGCGACTTCGGCGACACCTTCAGTTCGGTCAACTTCACCAGCCTGGCCGATGGCCGCGTGCGCAAGTACAAGGGCACCGCCGATGCCGGCGACATGACGCTGACCATCGGCTTGGACAATGGCGACGCCGGCCAGCAGAAGCTCAAGGTCGCCCATGCCGACCGCACGAAGGGCAACTACAACGTGCGCGTCACGCTCAACGATGGTGACCCTACCGCCACTCCCGTGGTGCTGCCGACCACCTTCTACTTCGGTGTGAAGGTGATGAACAACGCCGTCGCCGCGGGCAGCGCCGACAACGTCGTGCGCCGCAACGTCACGCTGGGCATCAACACCGATATTCTCGAAATCGCGGCCGGCCCGGCTGCCTGATCGGCGGGGCGCGAGCCCCGTTCGCCTGGAGTAACGCATGAGCGAAGCCCTGCACGGCACCGTCACGATGGTGATCGGTGCTCGCACCTATACCCTGCAGCCGACCCTGGAAGCAGCCTTGAAGATCGAAGCCCGGTTCGGCGGCCTGCGTCCCGCCCTGGAATCGCTGCGCATGCTCGGCATCGGCGCCTGCGCGGATATCGTCATCGCCGGCGCCGGCCTCAAGCCGGAGGATCATGCTGCTCTGGGCAATGACATCTTCCACACGGGCGTGGCCAAGGTCAGCACCGAGCTGACCCAATACCTGACCGTTCTGTTGAGCCCGGTACCGCCGAGCGTCGTCGAGCGGGGAAAGCCCGAGGCGGACAGCACAGCGCAGTGAAAGACGGCAGCTACGTCGACTATCTGTTCGGCGTGGCAACCGGCTGGCTGGGCTGGCCGCCCGAAACCGCCTGGCGCACACCCATCCCGCAGATCATGCTGGCTCTGACTGCGCACCTGGATTGGATGAACCCCGGGCCGGCGCCGGCCAAGGGTGCTCCGCCTGCAAAGCGCGGCAATGTCGCCGAGCGGTTGAAGGCCTTCCTGACGGGGCGCCGCGACACGTAACAGACCCACCGCCTACGGGCGGTTTTTTTATGCCCGGAGATCCGCATGTCAGACCAAGAAGTCCAGGGAATGCTGATCCAGATCGAGGCCACCACGGCGCAGCTGCGTCGCGAACTGGCCAGCGCGGATCAGGTCGTTGCCCGCACCACGCAGGCCATCGACCGCAACCTGGCCAACGTGGACTCCGCTTTCGATGCCGCCGGCGTTTCCGCGCAGCGGGCCGGCAACCTGATCAAGGGCGCCTTCGCGGCGGTTGCCGGGGCCGGCCTGGTCGGCAGCATCATCCGCCAGGTGGATGCCTACGGGCAGATGGCGGACCGGATGCGTGCCGCCGCCGGCAGTTCCAGCGAATACCAGGCAGTGCAGGAGCACCTGCTACGCACCGCGCAGGAGACCTACCGGCCGCTCGCCGAGGCGCAGGAACTCTACATCCGCACCGCGGACGTGATGCGCAGCCTGGGCTACAACACCCAACAGACCCTCGACATCACCGAAAGCTTCAGCTTCCTGCTGGTGACCAACGCGGCCTCGGCCGACAAGGCACAGAGCGCGCTGGATGCGTATTCCAAGGCCCTGGCGACGGGGAAGGTTGAGGCTGACGGCTGGGTTTCCATCCAGACCGCGATGCCGACCATCGTCAACGCGATCACCACCGCCACCGGCAAAAGCGCCGACGAGGTGCGGCGCCTTGGCGTGCAAGGCAAGCTGTCCCTGGACGATATCAACACCGGGCTCTTGAACACGGTCGAAGCAAACCGCAAGGCGGCGGCCGATATGTCCGTCAGCGTTCAGGATGCGCTGGTGAACATCGAAAATGCCCTCGGTAAGTTCCTGGGAGGGATGGAGGACAGCACCGGCGCGTTGGGCCTGTTGGCGAGCGCGCTGGGTGTGGTTGCCGACCACGTCGACAGTTTGGCTTTCGTCGTCGGTGGCGCCGGTACTGCGGCGCTTGTTCTGTACAGTGCCAAGGCCGCCATCGCCGCTGTCTCGACATTGCACGCTGCGGGCGCGGCGGTCTATGACAGGAAGGTGCGGATTGATCAGGCGCAGGCCGTGCTGCAGGCCGCCATCGCCGACCAGCGCAAGGCACAGACCGCCACCATCCTGGCAGCCCGCGAAGCCGACGCGGCGAAGGCCACCGCCGTCCAGACGCAAATGTCGATCCAGCTCGCGCAGGCGCGCCAGCGCGAAGCGGCGGCAACTGCTGCTGTTGCGGCGGCGCAGACTGGCCTGCGCTCGGCCGCGCTTGGAATGGCCACTTTGCTCGGTGGCCCGATGGGCCTGGCGCTGCTCGCAGGTACTGCCGCCGCCAGCTTCTTGCTTTTGCGCGACAACTCCGACCAGGCCGGGATCAGCCTCGAGGATCTGCACAAGCCAGTCGAGCAACTGCGCGAGGAGTTCGCGAAGCTGAACCGCGACCAGCGCGAAGCGGCGGTCGCGAAGTGGGCCGACAAGCAAGCCGAGGCAACCGAGCAGGTCAGCGAGCAATACCGCCAGCTCGCGTCCGACATCCGCGAGGCCGTCAGCGACCCCGCCATGGACATGACCGAGTCGATGGGCGCGGTGTCCAAGACCTACCAGGACATCATCGACCGTCTGAACGCCGCGAAGGCGAGCGGGCAATCGCTTGCGCCGATCCTGCAGGACGTTGGCCAGCAGTTGCACATCGACCCGGCCGTCGTCGCTGGCTGGGTCAAGCAGGCCGGCGCCGTCAGCGATGCGGACCAGAAGTCTGCGCTGATCGCCGACACGCTGCGCGTGCTAACTGGCGCCATGGACGACAACACCGCGTCGACCCAGGCCAACAACGTCGCCAAGTCGGGGATGAGCACCGCTGGCGAGAAGTACCTCGAGACGCTGCAGAAGCAGCTTGCCGGGTTGCAGGACAACGGCAGCGCCATCGCCGCGGCGAACCGCTATATCGCTGACAACGCCCAGCTCACCGAGACCGATCGCCAGGCGATTCTCTCTGCTGCCAACGCCATCGAGTCCCAGCGCGCCGCCAACCAGGCCGCCACTGCCGGCACCAAGGCCCGCACCAAGTCGATCCAGGATGAGGTGAAAGCCCTCGATACCCTGCTCGACAAGGCCCTGCCGGAGAAGAAGCGCCTGGCCGACCTGGCAGCCGGCGTGGAAGGTCTGCGCAAGGCGCATGCCACCGGCAAGATCACCGCCGACGAGATGGAACTCGGCATCAAGAACCTGAACGTGGCCTATGCCGACACTTCGTTGCAGCAGCGGACGAAGGAGGAGCAGAAGCTCGCCGAGGCTCGAAAGAATAGCGCCGAGGCCTACCGCAAGGCGATGGAGGTCGTCCTGCAGGCGCGGCAGGACGCCATCGATGCGGATGTCGCCGCCGTGGGCATGGGCGACGATGAGAGTGAGCAGGCCGACCGGCTCAATGCTGTGCGGGCCAAGTACGCGGATCTGCGGCGTCAACTTGAGGAGCAGCAGGAGGACGCGTCCCGACGGCTTAGCCAGACCGCGTATGAGCAGCGGCTGGCCGACCTTGCCGACTTTCAGGCACGCGAGATGCAGATGGAGGTGGACGGCTACAGCGCCCGGCTGCAGGCGCAGGCCGACTACCGTAACGGCGCTCGCCGCGCATGGGCGAATATCCAGGCCGACGCCGCGGACGTAGCCAGCGCTACCGACGACACGCTCACCGCCGGATTCAACACCGCGCGGGATTCGCTCGCCGAGTTCGCCGTAACAGGCAAGGGCACGTTCAAGGACTTCGCCAACAGCGTGATCGCAGACATGGCCCGCATCGCCAGCCAGCAGGCCGCCAGCTCGCTGCTCAGTAGCCTTGTCGGCGCCGGCGTTTCCTACTTCGGCGGATCGGTCGGCAGTGGCTCCAGTTCACTGGGAGCCAGCCAGGCCGGCTACTCGTCCACCTACTTTCCGCAGGCTGACGGCGGAGGCTGGTCCGGCGGTGTGCAGTTCTTCGCCAATGGCGCCGGTTTCACCAACAGCGTGGTCAACCGGCCAACCGCCTTCGGCATGGCCGGTGGCGACCTGGGTGTGATGGGCGAGGCAGGGCCGGAAGCGATCATGCCGCTGGCGCGCGCCGCCGACGGCTCGCTCGGCGTCCGTGCTGTCGGTGGCGGGGAGGGCGCCGGAGGATCGACGGTCATCCAGGTCACCGTTCCCGTCAGCGTCACCACGGCTGACCGCAGCGACGAGGGCATGCAGCTGGACGCCGATGCGTTGCAGCGAACCCTTCAATCCCAGATGACCGGCGTCGCGAACAAAGCAGTCGCAGACTCCTGGCGTCCGGGCGGCGTCAGCTATCGCAATGCCCAAGGGAGGGCCTGATGGCGATCGAGACCTTCACGTTTTCCCCGGACGACGAGGCCGGCAACGCCGGCACCTTCCGGGTACGCCGTGCGCAGTTCGGCTACGGCTATGCCCAGGTCACCGGGGACGGCCCGAACAACGAAGAGCAGAGTTGGACCCTGACCTTCGGCGGCGACAACGCCGAGCGCGGCGAGGTCCTGGCCTTCATCCGCCGGCACGCCGGCTACCGGGCGTTCCTGTGGACGAACCCCCGCGGCGAGCTGGGGCTGTACCGCTGCGAAACCTACAACGACAGCAGCCGGCCCGGTGCGGTCGGCTCACTGTCGCTCACCTTCGACCAGGCCTTCGCGCCGTAAGGAGCCTGCATGGCTATCGAACAGATCCCGCTTGGGCAGGCGCCCTATGGCGAGGACGGCGCCGACGCGCGCGAGGCGTTCACAACCGTAAACCAGAACTTCGCCGAGCTGGATGCGCGCAGCGCGCAGAATGCCGAGGACATTGCCGGGAAGGCCGACAGCAACGATGCACGCTTCACCGATGCTCGGGAGTGGATAGCGGCGACGATTTCCCAGGCAGAAGCCGAGGCCGGAAGCGCTACGACCCGCCGTGCCTGGACGGCGGTGCGCGTCTGGCAGGCGATAGCAGCGTGGTGGGCCGCCAGCGCGGCGAAGTCGAAGCTGGACGGTATCGCAGCCGGTGCTACGGCCAACAGTTCCGACGCGACTCTGCTCAACCGTGCGAACCACACCGGCACGCAACTGCTGTCCACGATATCGAATGCAGGTACCGCAGCAGCGGCAAACACAACTACTTCTGACACCGACGCGACAAGTGGCCGGGTGCTGACTGTTGGTGCATTTGGCCTGGGCGCATTTTCGGTTCCGAGCCTGACAGACGTTTCTCTCGATACCATCCCTACTGGGCTCTACGCAGTCACCGCGGCAACGGTAGGTATACCCGTAGCACAGGCCGGGTTTATAGACATCAGGCGCGCTGGGTCACAGCTGGTTTTGCAAAGGTACACGTCGAGGACTTCGGGCGTCGATTACTTCCGAAGCAAGTCAGGCACGAGCTGGTCGCCGTGGTACAACCAGTGGCACTCGGGCAACTTGGAGAAGACTGCCACTGCAGCTGATACAGGCGCCGGCAAGGTGACTAGAGCAGGCGATTTCGGGCTCGGCGCAGCCGGTTTGGACATGTTGCTCCTGCCTAGCCCAACCCTCGGGTTCTCCAATTTCACGTTCTTCTACACGATCAACCCCAACATGACAGACCGCCCGTGCGAATACGGGGCAGGGATGCACATCAAGTATGGCGATCAGCTTTACGGGTTCGACTTCGCCGGGGACGTGCAGACCGAGACGTTTTTCGTGCGCAAGGTCGGCGCCACCGGAACCGGAACTTGGCGCAAGATTTTTCACGAAGGCAACCTTCAGCCCATCAAGCTGCTGAGCTACACCTTCGCGACGCTGCCTGCGGCATCCGGCAACAATGGGTTGATGGTCATGTGTTCGAACCTGGCAGGCGGCAACGCCCCGGTTTTCAGTAACGGCACTTCTTGGCTGAAAGCCGCCGATAACACGGCGGCGGCTGCCGCTTGACGGAGATCGATATGCAAATTGTAACCATCCCTTATGAGCTGTTCTTCCGTCTTGGTGGAACCGTCGATGCGCCGATAATCGAGGGCGCGCACTACCGCGAGCTCCAACTTGTTTTGAACGATGACGGCTCGGTCTTCACTTCGAAAGAAGGGGACGCCCAGCCTGCCGACAGCAACTCGACGGCGCTCGCGCTGGCCATCGGGGCGGTGAACGTCGGGCTGGCGACGCAGGCGACTGCGAATGCCGCGCGGGCCGATGGGCTTGCTGTGCAACTCGAGTCGGCCAATGTCGAGATTCAACGGCTGACCGCCGAGCTCGAGACGTTGCGTTCACGAAGCAGCGATCCCGATCCAGAACAGACCCCGCCCGATGCGGGGTCTTCTGTTTCTGAGGAGGCGTAATGGCCTTCGTCACCGACATCCAGAAGCTCGAGCCGGGCAGCTACGTCCAGTTGATCGAGGTCGACTGCACCGCCTTCGGCGCCGACATACTACGCTTTCACGGCCACCAGATCGCGCATACCGAGGCGGAACTGGAAGCCCTGGCGAACCCACTCTACGCCGGCTCGCTGCGCTGGAAGGCGGGCGACTCCAGCATCAAGGCAGGCCGCGGCGGCGGCACGCTCGCGCCCCGGCCGATCTGGTGGCAGGGCGAGGAGTACGGCGCCTGGCCGTGCGAGGTGGAAGGCATCGAGGCGAACAGCAGCGGTTCGCCGTCCACCCCAACGCTGTCGGTCGGCAACATCGACGGCACGATCAGCGCCGCGTGCCTGCGGTTCGAGGACCTGGCCCAGGCCAAGGTCACCATCCGCCAGACCCTGACCAAGTACCTGGACGGCGAGAACTTCGAGGGCGGCAACCCGGATGCCGACCCGAGCCAGGAGGCGGTCGACATCTGGTACATCGATCGGAAGTCGCAGGAGACCAGCGAGGTCGTGCAGTGGGAGCTGTCCAGCCCTGGCGATGTGTCTGGCCAGGTAATCCCGGCGAGGATCATCACCGGCCTCTGCGAGTGGTGCATGCGCGGGAGATACCGCGGGCCGGAGTGCGGCTACACCGGCGCGGCGCGCTTCACCGAAGACGACGAACCCACCGACGACCCAGCGCTCGACGAGTGCGGCGGCTTGGTGCGTTCCTGCAAATTACGCTTCGGCGAGAACGCCGAGCTACCGTTCGGTGGCTTCGCCGGCGCCTCGCTGCTGAGGGGCAACTGATGCGCAAGCACATCCTGAGCGCCATCCAGGCCCACGCCGCGGAGCAGTACCCGCGCGAGGCCTGTGGCCTGGTGCTGGCTGTCGGCCGGCGGCATGAATACGTTCCGTGCACCAACACGGCCACCGACCCGGGCGAGGAATTCCGCATCGCGCCGGAGGAGTACGCCGCCGCGGAGGATCGCGGGCGCATCATCGGCGTGGTGCATTCCCACCCCGACGCAACCAGCCGGCCCTCGACGGCCGACACGGCGCAGTGCGAAGCGTCCGGCCTGCCCTGGCACATCCTGTCGTGGCCGGAGGGCGACCTGCGCACCATCGTGCCCACTGGTGAGATGCAGCCCCTGATCGGGCGGCCCTTCGTGCACGGCACCTGGGACTGCTGGGGGCTGATCCGCGACTGGTACCAGATCGAGCGCGGCATCACCCTGCCGGACTTCGAGCGCGCGGACGGCTGGTGGGAGCGCGGGGAAGACCTCTACATGAAGCACCACCAGGAGGCCGGGTTCGAGCAGGTTACCGACGGCAGCCTGCAGGCCGGCGACCTGATCCTGATGCAGATCCAGTCGAAACAGGTGAATCACGGCGCGGTCTACCTGGGCGACGGGTTGCTCCTGCACCACCTGCACGGCCGGCTGTCGAGTCGCGACGTATGGGGCGGGTACTGGGCCGAGCGTGCCAGGCTGGTGGTGCGGCATCGGAGCGTGTAGTGGAACGCGCCACGCGCGCGCGCTACAGTCGCGGCACCGACCAAGGAGGATCGACTCAATGCGTTTCCTGATCATTGCCGCTGCACTGGTCCTGGCTGGCTGCTCGTCCATCGCAGGCCTCGAACAGTCCGGGCCCACGCTTGAAAGCCACACAGCCAAGTCGCCGCGCGAGTACGCCAGATGCCTAACGCCTGCGTGGCAGGACATCAACTCTTCCGTGACCTCGACGGAAACAGAGCGAGGCTACCGACTGCTGCTCAATGTCGAGTGGATTGGCGTTCCGGTAATGGCCACGGTGGACGGTAGCGAATCAGGGGCGACTGTGAAGGTTTACCTAATGAGCACCTGGAAGGGTGCGAGTGGTTGGGAGTCTGCGGCGCGCCGCTGCCTCTGAGCCTGAAGGATCGATAGCACAACCGGCCAAGGCCGGTTTTTTTATGCCCGGAGCAAACCATGCAGAACAAATGCAATGCGATGTGCACCATCAAACTATCCGGCCGCCTGGCTCAGTTGTTCGGGCGGGAGCATCACCGCCATCTGGAGAGTGGAACTACGACCGAGGCTTTCAGCGCCCTGCGGAACACCTTGCCCGGCTTCAGCGAAGCCATCGCGAAGGCAGAGAAGCTCGGGATGCGCTACGCGATCTTCCGCAACCGACAGAACGTGGGCGTGGATGAGTTCGATCTGGGGGGCACGCAAGAGATTCGAGTCGTGCCCGTCCTTGCTGGGAGCAAGCGCGGCGGCACTCTGCAGACCATCATTGGCGCGGTCATGATCGTCGCCGGTTACGTACTGGCACCCTTTACTGGCGGCGCGAGCATGGCCCTGGTCGGGCCTGGTATAGCGCTTGCTGCCGGCGGCGTGATCCAGATGCTCAGCCCTCAATCCAAAGGCCTCAAGGGCCGAGAGGACCCCGACAACAAACCCTCCTACGCTTTCGGCGGGCCGGTGAACACCACGGCGATGGGTAACCCTGTCGGCATCCTCGCCGGCCGCCGCCGCATCGGTGGCGCCATCATCTCCGCCGGCATCTACGCCGAAGACGTGACGTGAGGGCCGACCATGATTGATAACCGATTGCTGATAGACCAGTACCGACCCAGCCAGGCCGGGTACTCGCCTGAGCACGTCAGTTTGGCAGTGGCGGCATGGACTGGATCATCTTCCGAATCTGGGCGAAGTTCCGTTCAAGCTCAGCAACTGCCAGCGGTTGTAGCCGCATCACCCTATCGGCGTCGCGTGCGCTAGATCCGGCCGGGAGCTCCCATTTGTATTTCAGCATGTGGGTCAAGTGCTCCCTGCAATTTTCCAGTTCGTCGGGGCGGGACGCGTAGACCTGGGCGTACAGGTCCTGGATCAGCAGTGACTGTGCATGAATCAGGGCTTCGATTCTGTCCGTTGAATCGCTCATGGCGACCTCCGTTCGCTTAGGTGAATTCCGAAGCTACATCGCCTGCCCGGGGCCCGCTACTGGCGTTTACTACAGCCTGGCTATCGATACAGCCTGCTTTCCACGACCCGCCGCGCGCGGGTTTTTTATTGCCTGAAGGAAATGAAGCATGGGCGCAGCACCGAGCATTCAAGGCCGCAAGGGCGGCGACGACAAGCCGTATGTCCCCAAGGAAGCAACCGACAGCCTGATCAGCGTGGCCAAGGCGAAGATCCTGCTGGCCCTGGGCGAGGGTGAGTTCGAAGGCCGCCTAACTGGCCGCGACATCTACCTCGACGGAACCCCGCTGCTCGACTCTACCGGCGCCGAGAACTTCCCCGGTGTGAAGTGGGAGTTCCGCACGGGCAGCCAGCACCAGGCCTATATCCAGGGCATGCCCAGCGTCGAGAACGAGGTGTCGCAGTCCGTCGAGCTGCGCGCGGATACCCCGTACATCCGCGCCGTCACCAACACCCAGCTTTCCGCTGTGCGCCTGCGTTTCAAGTGGCCATTCCTGCAGCGGCAGAAGGACAACGGCGATGTCGTCGGCTACCGGATCGAGTACGCCATCGACGTGCAGACCGACGGCGGCGCCTACCAGAACGCGCTGACCACGGCTGTGGATGGCAAGACCACCACCGGCTATGAGCGCAGCCACCGCATCGACCTGCCTGCGGCGAACAGCGGCTGGCAGATCCGCGTGCGCCGCATCACCCCAAACCAGGACAGCGGGCGGTATGCGGACACCATGCAGGTGGTGGCCTTCACCGAAGTCATCGACGAGAAATTCCGCTACCCGAACACCGCGTTGCTGTTCGTCGAGTTCGATGCCAGCCAGTTCCAGAACATCCCGCAGATCGCCTGCGAGCCCTACGGCCGGATCTGGCAGGTGCCCAGCAACTACGACCCGGAGACGCGCATCTACACCGGCGCATGGGACGGCACCTTCAAGAGCGCCTGGACGGACAACCCGGCGTGGGTGACCTACGGCATCATCCTGTCCGACCGCTTCGGTCTGGGTCGGCGCATCGACGCGTCCATGGTCGACAAGTGGGAGCTCTACCGCATCGCCCAGTACTGCGACCAGCTCGTGCCCGATGGCAAGGGCGGCAGCGAACCGCGCTACAAGTGCGACCTGTACATCCAGTCCAAGGCGGACGCCTGGGTGGTGCTGCGCGACCTGGCGGCCATCTACCGCGGCATGACGTACTGGGCCGGTGGGCAGATGATCAGCCACGCGGACATGCCGCGCGACGTGGACTTCATCTACACCCGCGCCAACGTGATCGACGGCAAGTTCAACTACTCATCGAGCAGCGAGCGCGTCCGCTACACCCGTGCGCTGGTGAGCTGGGACAACCCGGCGAACGGGTATGAGTCGGACGTCACCCCATACTCGGACCTGAAGCTGCAGCGGCGCTATGGCGACAACGTCATCGAGCTGGCGGCGATCGGCTGCACCCGCGAGTCAGAGGCACAGCGCCGCGGGAAGTGGGCGGTGCTGACCAACAGCAAGGACCGCACGGTGACCTTCCAGGTGGGGCTCGACGGGAACATCCCGCTGCCCGGGCACATCATCGGCGTAGCCGACCCGCTGTTGGCCGGCCGGGCCATCGGCGGACGCATCAGCGAAGTCGCCGGGCGCTGGGTCACGCTCGATCGCGTCTCGGCCGCCAAGGTCGGCGACCGACTGATCGTCAACCTGCCCAGCGGGAAAGCCGAAGCCAGAACAGTGTCAGCGGTGGACGCCGCGCGCGTGCAGGTCTCGACCGAGTACAGCGAGCTGCCTGAAGCGCAGCTGCAGTGGTCCATCGATGCCGACGACCTCGCGATCCAGCTCTACCGCGTCACCAGCCGCACCCGCGACGAGGCGCATCTATTCACGATCACCGCCACGTTCCACGACGCGAGCAAGTTCGAGCACATCGACACCGGCGCGCGGATCGAGGACCGCCCGATTACCGTCACCCCACCCGGGGTGCAGGCGCCGCCAACGGATGTCACGATTTCCTCGAACACCGCGACCAGCCAAGGCCTGGCGGTCACCACGATGACCATCGCCTGGACGCCACCGGAGAACGCCGTCGGCTTCGATGTCGAGTGGCGGCGCGACAGCGGTGACTGGATTCGCCTGCCGCGGACGGGGAACAGCAACATCGATGTCGAGGGCATCTACGCCGGCAACTACCTGGCGCGCGTGCGGGCGGTGAACGTCATGGACGTGGCGTCTGTCCCGGTAACCTCGGCGCTCACCACCCTGCAGGGCAAGGTCGGCGCACCGCCGGCGCTGGCATCGCTGGTGGCCAGCAGCATCCTGTTCGGCGTGAGCCTGCGCTGGACGTTCCCCGAAGGAGCCGACGACACCCAGCGCACCGAGTTGCAGTACAACACCACGCCGAGCGAGGAGGGCGTGATGCAGCTGGGCGACTTCGCCTATCCGCAGAACACCCACGTGTTGACCGGCCTGGCCGCCGGCACTTCGCTCTGGTTCCGCGGGCGACTGGTCGACCGCACCGGCAACGTCGGGCCTTGGACCGCGTTCGTCAACGGGCAGGCCAGCAGCGATGCCGGCCCGATCCTCGATTACCTGTCCGGGCAGATCACCGACACCCAGCTCAGCCAGGCGTTGCTCGAGCAGATCGAGGGCGGCGGCGATGCGATGGTGGTGGTGCAGGAGTTGGTGAGCGAGCTGGCGGCGATGTACACGATCAAGACCCAGCTGACGGTCGACGGGAAACCCTACCTCGCTGGCATCGGCGTCGGCGTCGAGAACGACGAAGGGGTCATCACCAGCCAGGTACTGATCGCGGCGAGCCGTTTCGCGGTGATCGACCCGAACACCGGCGAGACCGTCTACCCGTTCGTGATCCAGAACGGGCAGGTATTCATCAACGAGGCCTTCATCGGCTCCGTGACCATCACCAACGCACTGATTGGCGCCACGCTGGAGTCGGTCGCGCAGACGCCAGATGGCCAGCCCGTGCTCAGCCTGAACTTTCAGAGTGGGGCGCTGCAGTCGAATGCGGTGGTTCCTGGGGGTGGGCGTCTCTCGATCACTAACAGGGCGGTGAAGGTCTTCGACGCGGCCGGCGCCTTGCGCGTGCAGCTCGGAGATCTCAGCGCATGAGCTTTGGCCTACGGACGTTCCTCGAGGACGGCTCGGTGCAGATCGATACGACGACCTTCTCGTATCGCCTGCTGCTGTCCACGCTGGTGGACTTCTCGACGTCGACCAGTAACCAGACCCGCACATTTCCGGTGCCGGGCGTAACCACCGCCAACGCCTATGCCATCCTGCTTCCGCTTACTGCCTATAGCTCCAACAACAGGCAGGCCGAGGCGGTGATCACCAATGGCGTGGTCTCTGTACGTAATTTCCTGAGCGGCTCGACGATACGCTCACGCGAGACGATGCGCCTGATCGTCATAGGGTTCCGCTGATGTCCTTCGGTTTCAAATCCGTCAACGACGACTTCGTGCTGCAGATCGACAGCGAGACACCGGTGCTGAGCGTTGTCGAGTCTGGGACTTATGCGCCGACCGGACAGGAGAACGGCCTCGCGAGCTACATCACGTTCTCCCAGCCGCTGCTGACGCAGGAACCGCCGCTGTTCTTCATCCGCCCCACCGGAAATACGCGGACCGTGTTTGCCCGGGCGCTAGGCTCGCCCGGGAACTGGACCGGCTTTTACCTCCGGGGATGGGCGACGGGCTATCAACAGAGCGGCAGATGGTTTGCCGCGGTATTCACGGCGCGGGCGACGGCGAATTTCGGCATGCGCCTCTGGGCGGCCGACGGCTCGATGCTGTTCGACTCCGGCTGCCCGCTGGTCAACGTCACCGACATCATCCGAACATGGAGTTACGCCGGACAGGAGACGGTCGGCTCGCTGGGTGAGGTGATCGAATGGTCGCGCTTCCAGTACGCGTTCCCGCCCGATGTCTTCCTGCTCATCAACTCGTTCTCGATGGACCTGATCGGCTTTGCCAGCCGAAACGTCTGGCCCATCAGCCGCTGGGACTTCTCCGCCGGCTACATGTACGCCGGCGTCCAGGGCCAGCCCGGCTACACCCGTCCAGTCGCTAACCTGGTTCCGTTCCCGGCCGTGTTCGCGAAGATCAAAGCGAACGCCTGACCCACCCTCAACCCACCGAGCCCGCCCCGTGCGGGCTTTTTAACGTCTGGAGAAACACATGACCCTCACCGATGTTCGGAGGCTCGCGATCGCGCCGGCCTTGGCCCTTCTCCCTGCTCGCTTCACCAGCGCGCCGGCGGAGGTGATGCTCCTGGCAATCGGGCTGCAGGAAAGCCGCTTCGCGCACCGCCGCCAGGTCGGCGGGCCTGCCAGGGGCTTCTGGCAGTTCGAGCAGGGTGGCGGGGTGCGCGGCGTGCTCCGGCACATCGCGACAGCTGGTCATGCGCGGGTGCTGTGCGAGGCACGACACGTGGCTCCCACAGAGTCCGCTGTCTACGCCGCGCTCGAACACGACGATGTCCTCGCCGCCGGCTTCGCCCGCCTGCTGCTGTGGTCTGACGCCGCGCCGCTGCCCGCCCTCGGGCAGTCCGACCACGCCTGGGGTCTGTACGCCCGAACCTGGCGGCCGGGAAAGCCGCACCCCGAAACCTGGGAGGGGCTCTACTCGATGGCTTTGGCCGAGGTGGATCGGTGAGCCTGACCGATCTGGTCCCGGCCCAGTACCGAGTCGCCGCCCTCGCTGTGGGCGCCGTCGTCCTGCTCGGCCTGGGCGCCGGAGGCGGCGCGGCAACGGCGTGGTGGCTCGCCGGACGGCACTACTCGCCGCAGCTGGAAGAGGCGCGGGCCGTGGCTACGGCGAAGGGTGAACAGGTGGTCGCATGCACTGCCGCGCGCGACAACCTCGTCGAGCTGACGGGCGAGCAGGGCAGGGCGCTCGGCCAACTGCAGGTCGATGCCGCGCAGCGCGAACAGGCTGCTGAGATCGCACAGAACGCCGCACACGCCCAAGCACAAACCGACTACCAGGCCGCCAACCGCCTGCAGCAGGAGCGCATCGGCGGCGATCCCGCAGCCGCTGCAGAATCGATCATCGACAAGGAGTTGGGCCTATGAAGGCTGTGCTGATCATCGCCGCACTGATGCTGTTGGCGGGCTGCGCTGGGAATCCCGAAACGGTCGATCCGCAGCCACGCGTAGTGCGGGTGGAAGTGCCGGTGCCGGTTCCGTGCCTCACGAAGGACGTAGCCGTGCCGTCCTGGGCCGCTGCTGGCCTCCGGAAATCGGATTCGCTCGAGGTGAAGGTGCGCGCGCTGCTCGCCGAACGCCGGCAGCGTATGGGTTACGAGGGGGAGCTGCTGGCGGCGAATCAGGCATGTCGATGACCAGCGCTATGGCTGGCGACGGTAAATTGCGGCGAACTACGATCTCTCGGCGGCTGGATCTATACAGGGCGGGTGGACGCCGGGCTGGCCGGCACCCCTCCTCATTTCTTTAGGTAGGCGCGGACTTTATCCGCCATCACACCGACTGCTTTGACTGCGGCCCGAAGCTCCGCCTCCGTTACCCCAAGCGTTTTTGTCCAGTAGCGAAGCTCATGCTCTTCGCCGACGTTTATCCGTGCGCGGTCTTGCGGTCCTCGATTACTGAGATCATCCATGGCTTTCTCCTTTCTTGGATGGGTGGTGGAAGTGCCACCTTTCTAGCTAAGCAGTGAAATCGAAATCGTCCACTGCGTCAGATTCGCCTACATGGGGACTCAATGGCCGTATCAGCCCAGGCCCCTCGTTCCTCACATTCCCCACCGCCCGATCCACCTCGAACCACTCGAAGTCCTCCACCGGCGTGCCAAGCGTTCTCACGATTTCCTCGGCGCGCTCGGCCCCCAGGTCCGGCTCGATCCATTCGCGTGCCAGCTCGGGCGACAGCACGACAGGCCGGCGGTCGTGGATGTCCACCATTCCCTGATCGCTTTCGGCGGTGATGATCACGAAGCCGTCTCCCTCGCGCTCTTCTAACTGACCCTCACGATTGAACTGGCCCAGCGCCGTAAACCACATTGGCTCTTGGCTCTTCAGCCTGATGTAGAAGGGCTGTTTCTTCTTGGGGTCGTTGGCATCCTTCACCCACTCGTACCACCCGTCCGCCATCACCAGGCAACGACCGTTGCGCCACACGTCCCGGAAGAATCGGCTGGTGGCTGCCGTCTCCACTCTGGCGTTGATCGCCGGCGGCCTTTTCCCCTTCGCCCAGAACGGCTCGTAGCCCCAAGGGATCTTGGCGAAGCGCGCGCCTTCGTCGTTCTCGAACAGCATCAGCACACGCGACCGTGGGGCGACGTTGTAGCGCCCGATCGGCTCCGGATCGAACCCGCCCATGATGTCCTTCTCATAGCGCAATGCTTCGAGATATTCGATGGCTGTTCGGTACTGAGTGAATCGTCCGCACATCTCGTTCTCCGGTCGTCGTCCTACTGCGTGTTCCGTTTGACCCCGCCATCACGCCCTTGTTTTACTGTACGCATAAACAGTATTTGGGCCATTCCACATGAACCTTCTCATCGTCGGCCAGATCGAGCGCGGCGGCGTTCCGCTGCCGGTCTACGGTTTCCGCGTACCGGCCGGCTTCCCGTCGCCGGCGCAGGATCATCTCGAGCAGACGATATCGCTCGACGCGCTGTTCGACATACGCGCGCCTCACACCTACCTGGTCTACGTCGACGGCGAGAGCCTCCGGGAGATCGGCATTTTCGACGGCGACCTGCTGGTGGTGGACCGCTCGCTACCGGCCGAGCACGGCGCCGTCGTTGTGGCGGCGCTCAACGATGAGCCGATGGTGAAAATCCTGCACAAGCGCGGCGGGGACATTCGCTTGCTTTCGGCGAACGACAAGTTCCCGCCGCGCTTCGTGCTCGAGGGCGATGAGCTGCGCATCTGGGGCGTTGTGAAATTCAGCGTGCGCAGCCATGGCTGCACGTGAACCCGTCTTCGCGCTGATCGACTGCAACTCCTTCTACTGCAGCTGCGAGCGCGTCTGGCGGCCGGACCTGCTGCGCACACCAATCGTGGTGCTCAGCAACAACGACGGTTGCGTGATCAGCCGCACGCCCGAGGCCAAGGCCCTCGGCATCAAGATGGGCGCCCCGTATTTCCAGATCAAGAACGACCTCCGGCGGTGGGGCGTGGTGGCGTTCAGCTCGAACTACGCCCTCTACGGCGACATCAGCCAGCGCGTGATGACGGTCATCGAGAGCCTGGTGCCGGCGCTCGAGGTATACAGCATCGACGAGGCCTTCGCCGATCTGACCGGCATCGCCGGCGCCGAGCCGCTCGGCCGCGAGATTCGCCAGCGCGTGCTGCAGTGCACCGGCATCCCGGTCGGCGTGGGCATCGCTGGAACGAAGACCCTGGCCAAGCTGGCGAACCACGCCGCGAAGCGCTGGCAGAAACAGACCGGGGGCGTCGTCGACATCCGCGACCCCGAGCGGCGCGACAAGCTTTTACGGGCGCTGGACGTGGGTGAGGTGTGGGGCGTAGGCCGGAAGCTCCAGGCGCACTTCGAGGGGATGAAGATCAAGACCGCATGGGACCTGGCGCAGACCGACCCGTGGATGCTGCGGAAGAAATTTAGCGTCGTGGTCGAGAAGACTGCGCGGGAGCTGCGCGGCACGCCTTGCCTGCAACTCGACGACCCCGATCCGCCGAAGCAGGAGATCTGCTGCAGTCGGATGTTCGGCCAGCGGCTGAAGGCAATCGAGCCGATCCGCGAAGCGGTGGCCAGCTACACCGCGCGGGCCAGCGAGAAACTCCGCGCCCAGGGCTCGCTGTGCAAGCGCCTGCGCGTGAGCGTGCGTACCGGCATGTTCAATCCGGAAGAGGCGAAATACGCGAATGGCGTGCTCTGCGAACTGCCGTACCCGACCGACGACGTGCGCATGCTCACCGCCGCGGCGCTGGCCGGTCTCGATCGCGTTTTCAGGGAGGGCTACAACTACAGCAAGGCTGAGATCCTGCTGCTCGACCTCTGCCAGCGCGGCGAATACACCGCCGACCTGTTCGCCACTACTCAGCCCGAGGCGAGCGAACGGGTCATGAGCGTGCTGGACGAGATCAATGCGAAATGGGGGAGGGGGACGTTGCGACCCGGACGGGTGACGTCGAGCCCCGAGTGGGGCATGAGGCGGGAGCTGATGAGCCAGTCGTTCACGACGCGGATGGATCAGCTGTGGAGGGTTCCGAGCCGCTGAACAGCGGAGGATTGTCGTGGTTTGCCTGGCGCAGCTGTATGAAAATACAACGCCAAGTTGTTGATTTTTATGAGGGTATCGTGCAGTTTTCAGGCACTTGATGGTGGCTAAGAAAGCCTTAAATATCAATAAGGTAGCGATGCCCCTGATGCCACCTTGACATGGTGGGGGTCGTTGGTTCGAATCCAATTGTGCCTACCAAACAAAACCCGTACTGCACGGGGCCTAGAAGGCGATCCGAAAGGATCGCCTTTTTTGTTTGCGTGGATTTTGTCTTCGCTCGATGTTGGCCTTCGCTGTCAAAGAGCCCGGCAGATGACTCTGGCAGGATCGGTCTGCATGGCCATCTACCTGTGATGGGTAAGTCATGAGTGCGTGGTGTCCGCCCATGACGCTGATCGACGCTCCATCTTCAGCGTTCACGTTTTTTTCATCTGGGGCTGCTACGCTCCGCTGCCTCTTTGGGGAGTAACCTGCCTGTGCGTGATGCGCGGGCGCGCTGGTCAACATACTCGGCAGTCAGCCGTGGTCAGCGCATCCAGCCGGATTGGTGAGACCAACGACATTGCTGCGCTCAAGCTGGGCGCGCGGCGTGTCGTGGACTCATGCCCGGCTGGAGCTGCACCTTGAACACCCTCTCGCTGATTTCCCTTTCCTTCGCCATGTCCACCGACGCCTTCGCTGCGGCGGTAGGCAAGGGCTCGAGCCTGCACAAGCCATCTCTCGCCGAAGCGCTCCGTACCGGTCTGATCTTCGGTGTCATCGAGGCCCTCACGCCCGTCGTCGGTTGGCTCATCGGGCAGGCTGCCAGCAGCTACGTGACCGAATGGGATCACTGGATCGCCTTCGGCCTCCTGTTGCTGCTCGGCCTGCACATGATCTACGCCGGCTTGAAACCGGAAGCGGCCGCGCCCGAGGGAAGGGCCACGCAGCATTCGTTCTGGATTCTCGCCGCGACGGCGGTCGCTACCAGCATCGATGCGCTGGCCGTAGGCGCGGGGCTGGCGTTCGTGGATGTGAACATCGCCGTCGCGGCGCTGGCAATCGGCTTGGCGACCATGACGATGGTGACGTTGGGAACGCTGCTGGGTCGGGTGCTGGGCGCGATGGTGGGGCGGCGCGCGGAAATTGCCGGCGGGATCGTTCTGATCCTGGTTGGCGGCACCCTTCTTTACGAGCATCTGGGTGGCGCGTGAGGTGCGCCACGCTTGTTTCCGCGACAGGACATTCCGAACTCATACGTAATCGATACGTCGTAGTTGTGCATTTCGCGGTCCGCCGCGAGTTCCGAAGATCCGTTGGAGTCACCCGTGCAGAAGAAGATCAAACCGAAACCCCTGATGATCGCAGCCACGCCGTTGCTGTGTTGTGGCGTGGCATTCGCGGCAGTGGGGATGGGCGGCGGAGGCGACACTTTTCTGTACATGGCGCCGGCGTTTCTCGTGCCGGGTTTCCTGCTGCTGGCATTCTCCATGCGCAGGCGTTAGTGCCGTACTGAGGGGGGCCAAGACTCCACTCAGGCGACTGATTTCGGAACGCGCAGCCGTCGGCGGCCTCAAATGGGTACAGGTCTATTCCAGGCCGGGTGAGGAGGTCGCTATGGGTACGGAATCGAACGACGGGAAAGGGCATCAGGACCTCGGCGAGGGGTCGCTGATCAACGATCCCGGCAACGAGGACCCCGGTTCGGTCATCGAGGACGCGCCGGTGCCGCTGAAAAACGATCCCGATGCAAAACCGCCGATGCAGAAACAGGTCGAGCCACCCTATGACCTGCCCAAAGCGCACATCGGCGGTGAAGGCCGGAAGACGGATAGCTGATCCGGGCAATCGGCAGTCCTGGCAGGCGCCCGGGAGCGAATTTCACCGGCGGGTGTCTGACGCAGTGTCCTCTCTTGGTTAACTAAAGGAGTCACTTATGAAGCATTGGATGTTTGCCGCGTTCTGTGTGCTGGGCCTCGCTGGCTGTGCCAGCGATTACGTGATCAGTACCAATGACGGTCAGATGATCACCGCCCACGGCGAACCTAAGCTGGACGAAGACAGCGGCCTCTACGAGTACGAAGACGCTGACGGCCGTACCCAGCAGATTCCGCTGACGCAGGTAAAACAGGTGATGGAGCGCTGAGTTTCCTGCAACCGAGAAGCCCCGCCGATGCGGGGCTTTTTTATGGCCTCGCTGCGGCCAGAAGCCCGTTGTCGCCTGGCGTGGTCCTTGCAGAAGACCTTGAAAGCTCCGGGTATGCGCCATTTCTCTGGCGACGCCCTGCACTGCAAAAGGAACCCAGCATGAGCATCATCTCCGGCGGCGCGGCGGGCTACTACTCGGCGAATGCGTCTTCGCTGTATGGCCAGAAGACCACGGCGACAAGCGCTCTGGAGGCGTCGACGGCAAGCCTTGCGAACACGGCCGCGTCGACGACCTCCGGGCATTCGTCGACCGTTACGCTCTCCAGTGCGGCCCAGCAATCCAATGCGCTGAGCAACTACTACGCGCAGTTCTTTCCCAGTCGAACCGGAATGACTTCGGATGCGTTGGTGCGCAGCGTCATCAGTCCGGGCTCCGTTTCCAGCTCGCAGGGCAAGACATTGGCGGACGTCGCTACCGATGCGCGCAGTCGCATGGACGCCAACTACGCGACGATGAAGGCCAGTGGCACGCCTTACGATGCGAACAGCCCAGGCAATGTCGACACCATTTCACTGATGGGCAACCTCGATCGACGCTCGTTGTATTCGGTCAGCGAGAACGTCGGTGGGCTGTTCTCCGAGCAGGAGCAAAAAGCCGCGAGTTCCCTGATGAAGCAGCAGCTGTCGCTGGCGATAGGTGAGTTCGTCGGCCCGGCGGGCAGCCAGGCCCAGTTCGTCGATCCATACGCCGGGGACGAGACGGCGCGCAATCTCGCGGGCGCGAAATTCCTCGCTGCCGTGAGTAGCGACGAGAAGTCTTCGGCCGCCTGGAATCAGGAGAAGGCGCCCATCGAAACGGCCCTTCGCACGGCCGCGCTCAAGGAGCAGGTCTCGAAACCTCTGCCGAGCCTGTTCGACCTGTTGTCCGCGAGCGGGAAGGAAAACGGAAGCACGTCCGGCGAAGGCGGGTTTCCCTCCTTGCAGGACATAAAGGCGACCAACAGCGCGCTGCTGGCGCGGGTTTGAGCGGGTTTAGTCGGTGCCTTACGCGCCTGCGAAACACGGTGGCAACGGCCCGCCAACCTTTGGTTGGGCAATTATCGAGCGTTTTGGCCGCTCTTAACCCTGGACATAACTGAACGGGTAACGGCTATGGGCTATCGAGTGATAGGTGCTACGCGCGTTTGGTCTAGTGCTGTGCAGGACAGTGACGGCATCAAGGCGTTCGTCATGCTCCGAGGACGTACCGCGGAACAGTCGGCGGCATTTCAAGTGACCCGTACGAAGGATTTCGCCAGCCTCGTCGAGGCGGAATGCGCCGCGGCCGCCATCATTGATCAGATTGCCGGCATTGAAGGGGGCGAGATCCACTTCTATTAGGTTCTCTTATTAGGTTCTGTCGGAATTTAGATCTGTCGATTGTCGACAATGGTTGCTGACGATACAGTATCGCTGCGGCATCCAGCCGCGGGCCGTATGCGGTCAATCCAGCAGCAGGGTTTCGTAGTTGAGCAATCTGAGTTTGTCCGAGGACGACGTGCGTCAAGCATTGGGCCTCACCCCCGCCGCACCGAAGAAACAGAAAAAAGAAAAATCGACTAATCCCTTTACCTACACCCTGGTCGAGTTGAGCGTGCGCAAGAACGGCGGCCCGCCGTTCCGCTTCGAGCATCGCTCGCGCTCGATCAGCCGGCTGACCGCTCAGTTGGAGGCCGAAAAGGCCGCCCGCGCCCAAGGGCTGGATGTCTGGGTGCTTCTGGACATCCGGCAGGAGTCGAAGTAGCCGGCGCCTGGCGACATTCGCGCCAGGCGGTGGATCGTAGTTCCGGGAGGCCCGGCGAGGCCGGGCTCGTACGGTCACTCGATCGCTTTGGCTTGCTCTACGCCGGCGGATGTCAGCTTTACGGGCAAGTCCAGGGAATGGTCGTTCACCGCGCCGGGCAGGATGGTTCCTCCCTGAATCAATCCGCGTTCCTGCAAATCGGCCAGGCAGTCCACGACGGCCTGCTGGCCTCGATAGTTGTCCAGGACTTCCTTGCCGAGTCCTGCCGGATGAGCATGCAGCAGCCGGGTGAGTACTTCATTCCAGAGCGCTTGTTCGATGGCCATGAGAGCCTCCATCAGTCTGTGGGTGGGTGATGCCTCATGGATTCGGACAGCCGTTGCTGCGACGGTTTCATTGAATTCGACGTGCGGAGCGCGCTTTGCCAGCCGTTTCACCAGCTGCCGCTCAGCGGTCCATTGGCATTCCCTTGATCCGTGGTTCGTCCGGTTTCACTGGCGGGCGCGGAGGCGGTGGCGGCGGCCATGATCCTGGTGGCTTTCCCCAGTGACCGGGTGGCGGCGGGTAATAATCGTGCCGGTAGGGCACATGGCGCTGGTAGCTGCGGTAGCTCTCGGAAATGACGCCTTGCACCTCCGTAGCCGGCGCAGGTGTCGGGGCGACGATGACGATCGGCGGTTGCGCGGGTGCGGCGTCAGTCACCGGAGTGGGTGCCTTTGGCTCCGCCAGTTTGACCGGGTCGCCATCGCCGCTTGGCGGTGGTGGGGCGGTCAGCTCGCTGATGCTGTCCAGGTGTTGTCCGGGCGGGCAGGCCGTCTGGGTGAAGTTCACGTTGCCCTGCGCGTCGATGCATTTGAGCACGGTGGTGGCATGGGTGACGCAGGGCAGATAGGCAAGAACCACAAGTATCCAAATGCGCATTGAGGTCTCCCGTGTGGCGGGGTTTTGTCGGGTTTGTTACGCCGATGGTAAGGCAGTTTCGAAAAGGGAGGTTTGCTTGCGGATATTTTCCTCCCAATGCCGGCTGAACGCATGGATTTAGCTGTTTCTAGCCCTTTCGCTTGTCAGGCAGCGGCGTTTCTGAAAGCATCCGCCCTCCAAAACTTCCAGTGACTCCGGTCCGGTCTGGTTGGCCTTCGGGCTCCAGCCACTGTGAGGCGGGTACACCGCCGGATCGCTTACTGGCTCATCCCAACCCACGTGGCCTTTGGTAGGGGTCACCACTAGGAGAGGAGGCGCCATGCCCATCATCACTCTTCCCGACGGCAGTCAGCGTTCGTTCGATCATCCGGTATCCGTTGCCGAGGTGGCTCAATCCATTGGGGCTGGCCTGGCCAAGGCCACCGTGGCGGGCAAGGTCGACGACCGTCTCGTCGACGCCAGCGATGTCATCGAACATGACGCGCGCCTGCAGATCATCACCCCGAAGGATCAGGAAGGCGTCGAGATCATCCGCCACTCCTGCGCGCACCTGATCGGTCACGCGGTCAAGCAGCTCTATCCGACCGCCAAGATGGTGATCGGTCCGGTCATCGAAGACGGCTTCTATTACGACATCGCCTACGAGCGTCCCTTCACGCCCGATGACATGGTGGCGATCGAGCAGCGCATGCATCAGTTGATCGATAAGGACTACGACGTCATCAAGAAGATGACGCCGCGTGCCGAGGTTATCGAAGTGTTCGAGTCCCGTGGCGAGGACTACAAGCTGCGCCTGGTCGAGGACATGCCGAACGAGAAGGCGATGGGGCTCTACTACCACGAAGAATACGTGGACATGTGCCGCGGTCCGCACGTGCCCAATACTCGCTTCCTCAAGGCATTCAAGCTGACCAAGCTGTCGGGCGCCTACTGGCGCGGCGATGCGAAGAACGACCAACTGCAGCGTATCTATGGCACCGCCTGGGCGGACAAGAAGCAGCTCGCCGCCTACATCCAGCGCATCGAAGAGGCCGAAAAGCGCGATCACCGCAAGATCGGCAAGCGCCTTGACCTCTTCCATACCCAGGAAGAAGCGCCGGGCATGGTCTTCTGGCATCCCAACGGCTGGAGCATCTATCAGGTGCTCGAGCAGTACATGCGCGTCCTGCAGCGCGAGAACGGCTATCTGGAAGTGCGCACGCCGCAGATCGTCGATCGCGTGCTGTGGGAGAAGTCCGGGCATTGGGGCAACTACGCCGACAATATGTTCACCACCGAGTCGGAAAGCCGCGACTACGCGATCAAGCCGATGAACTGCCCGTGCCACGTGCAGATCTTCAACCAAGGCCTGAAGAGCTACCGCGAATTGCCCATGCGCCTGGCTGAGTTCGGCTCCTGCCATCGCAACGAGGCCTCCGGTGCGCTGCACGGCATCATGCGCGTGCGCGGCTTCACCCAGGACGATGCGCACATCTTCTGCACCGAAGAGCAGGTGAGCCTAGAGGCGGCCAACTTCATCAAGCTGACCCTGCAGGTCTATGCCGACTTCGGTTTCACCGACGTGATCATGAAGCTCTCCACCCGGCCGGTAAAACGCGTCGGTTCCGACGAAATGTGGGACCGTGCCGAGAAGGCCCTGGCGGACGCACTGGATGCCTCCGGCCTATCCTGGGAGTACCAGCCGGGAGAGGGCGCGTTCTATGGTCCGAAGATCGAGTTCACGCTCAAGGACTGCCTGGGGCGGAACTGGCAGTGCGGCACTCTGCAGTACGATCCGAACCTTCCGGAGCGTCTGGATGCCAGCTACATCAGCGAGGACAACAGCCGTCAGCGCCCGGTGATGTTGCACCGCGCTATCCTGGGCTCGTTCGAGCGTTTCATCGGAATCCTGATCGAGCATTACGAAGGCGCTTTCCCGGCCTGGCTGGCGCCGACCCAGGCAGTGATCATGAACATCACCGACAAACAGGCCGATTTTGCTTTGGAAGTCGAGAAATCTCTGGCTCAAAGCGGGTTTCGTGCCAAGTCCGACTTGAGAAACGAGAAGATCGGCTTTAAAATCCGTGAGCATACTTTGCTCAAGGTTCCCTATCTCTTGGTTATTGGAGACCGGGAAGTTGAGACACGATCCGTTGCTGTGCGCACCCGCGAAGGCGTCGACCTGGGCTCCATGCCCCTCGAGCAGTTTCGTGAGTTGCTTGCGCAAGCGGTTTCCCGGCGTGGTCGCCAAGAATCGGAGTAA